TAGCCCAGTTCGCACCTGTCGCCCAGTTTGCACCCGTAGCCCAGTTCGCACCCGTCGCCCAGTTTGCACCCGTAGCCCAGTTCGCACCCGTCGCCCAGTTCGCACCCGTAGCCCAGTTTGATATTGCGCGCCTCAAATTCGGAGGATAATTCAGAAAGTTCATTGTACTGAAAGGGTGTCCAGCCTTTGTCTGAAACCCAGAGATAAAGTGTTTTCATGGTTAGTTATCTTTGTGCTTAAATTTTAAAACAGTTTATGGATTAAAATACAACCACCATTGACGGGAACGGAGCACTATTTTTTTGGTCCCCGAATTTTAGCCTCCCCTTTATAAATCTAATTTCCCGTGCTTTGTGGTAAATAAATTCGTGAAAATATCGAGTATCTGTACGCGCCGGAATCAACATTACAACTATTGTGTTGATTTTTTGTGCCTCCATGAAGCATTTACGAACCCATGCGTATATATCCCGACCGTATGGCGGATTGCAAAAAACAGTATTCCCGCCCCAATCTTTTCGGAGCCCGTCCTGCTCTTTGGTGTAGAATTTAACACACTTAGCATTATGCGGGGTGGCGCAAGGATCAAGTGTAAAATGAAATTCACTATTGAGTTTATCATAGAAATCCTGTGGTGTGGCCCACAAATCGGTCTTAGATGAAAACATCGTTTCTGTATTCATAAATTAGTTTTTTTTGTGTTTGACTTTCCAATTCGGTATGCAGGAAATCCAGCCCCAGAACGGTATGCGCCGCTTCAAGTAGTCCGGATCATCCTCATGGTTGTACGCCTCGGTCTCGAAGCAGGTGTAGTAGTACGCGCCCGGATAAGGCGGGATAATCACTTCGATCAGCCACGAAATGCCGTAGCAAATCCATCCGGCGAAGAGAATGCCGACCACCGTAAGCACCCAGCCCCACCACGCGAACGAGTAGCTGATGGCGACGGGCAGGAGGATTGCCGCGGACAGCACGGCCAGTTCGATCTGCTGGGCGCAGTGGATTCCTTCATGGCGGCGCGTAGTCTCGTCCAAATGTCGGTCTTTCGGCTTGCGGGTGAATGCGAATGCAAGCCATGTTACCCAACTGAATCCCTTGAACGGGATCAATTTGTTGTGAACCTCGATAGGCAGTTTCATAGGGTTAATTCATATCCGTTAGTTACCACTCCATCAACTGCTTCGACAAGATTATTCAAGAGCGACGCCCCGAAGCAACTCCATAGGATGCCATATACGCCCTTATATTTGATCTCTGAATATTCTTTGCGGTTGTATTGGATGTTAAGGTAGAACGGAACACCCTCATCATCCTCCATGACTTTCGGCAACACCGCCAGCAGGTCGGCGACCGTGAAGGCGGGGACAACATCGTCTCGTATTTTTTCTTTTGGCGGGTAACCGTTCCGTTGGTAAGGCTGAGCATACAATTTAGGCACGCCCTGAGTGAAATGACTTTGATATATCATGCTCGCCTTCTCCGCGGGCACTCCCATCTCGATCAGCCGCTTCGACTGCTCGATGCTCGTTACTTGGTCTGTCATAATTTTTGCTGTTTTATAATAAACTCCATGGGATTAGGCATGCAATCTGTATCATAAGATCGGCATTCTGTTATTGATTTACCTTGGTAGTTACAGCGTTGAGCCTTTGCACGACGAGAAGCAATACTTTGTTTTACGGCTACGCTGTCGTATCCTAAGTTCCATCCCCTACGACGTAACTCTAAATTTTCTATGCTCACATTTCGCAGATTGCCGTCGAGATGATGCACAACATAACCATCGGGTATTGCCCCGAAAGTAATCTCCCAGATATGGCGAGCCACATTACGTAGCTTTCCGTCTATTCTTTTAATCAGAACACCTTTAGCCAAATATCCTTGGGTATTTTTACGTCGATGCACACGCGCTGCTGTGCATTTAGACAAAGCCGCCATGCTCATCCAGTCCCGCTGGCGACGTCCTTTATTATGAGGCACATGACCTGATTTATATTTACCTTTATTGGGCATAGCAGCTATTTTATGAAGATGCAATTTAGACTTGTTCAATCCCAAACGAGATGCTTTGTTAGCAATGGAATTCACAGAACGACCGAGCAGAATAGATATATTGGAATTCTGCATGTCAGAATAAAGTTCCTTGAGCATCGCCTCCTCTTGTGGAGAGTATTTTATATTCGTTTTTTTCATCTTTCAATCGAATTATTTGTGAAAAACAAAGGGGATTATTTAATATGTTTGCTACTAAGTATATGGACGAGCACTCTTCTGTTAAAGTATCTTCATGAAATACAACACCTTGAATACCACGAACGCTGAGATTGAATAATAAAAAAGGAATGCTGCGACTTGATTTTTCAGAACAAATGTAAATGTGATCAATAGGACTGTAATTAAATAGCGAATAATTGTTACGCGATCTCCACCAATGACGTATCAACAGAGACCCGGTGCCGGCAGAGGGCTCATAGGTGATTTTGGCTGAATCTGACGAAGATATACGCAACAGGACATCCGAAATAGATTTTGGCGTAAAGTCCTGTTTCAAATCCTTGCGTTGTGCGTACAAGCTCTGATAAAAATCATAAAACCAATCATAGCTTAAATCATTCGCATACATATCACATATAGCCCGGTAAATAGGATCCCGGTCGGAATCGCCGTAAAAAAGAACTTCATTTAGGCGATATGGAATAGAATCTACGGTTTCGGCTCCCAATATGTCACATAGCTGTTTCATCAATTCAAATACTTTTTATGGCTTGATTTCACATTTTCAACATCCGTAATAGCATACAACGTCGTTGTTTCAATGTTCGAATGACCTAATAATTTTTGTACTTGATCTATCGGCATTCCGCGACTCAAAGCCATGGATGCGGTAGTCCGCCTGAAACGATGCGGATGTACGTCTGAGACACCGGCCCGCTTCCCTATATCATGCAGAACCTGCCGAACATAAGATGTGGATATATGATTCGATGACCGAGATGCAGGAAAAAGGTAACAATCTACGTGACCATGTGACATATGTGCCAGAACGGCCCGTTTCGCTTTGGCATTTAAATACACATAGCGTTCTTTACCGCCCTTCCCCAAAACCTTCATTTGCATATTCTGAAAATCTATATCCCTAATGCGTATTTGAACCAACTCCGAACAGCGAATCCCTGTTGAATAAAGAAGTTCTACCAGAGCATGTTCAAAATTATTTCTGACAGAGCCCCGGATAGCTTCCATATCGTCATCCGTAAAGGGTTCCTTTACTCGTTTATCAACTCGAATAGATTTTATTTTAAGCATCGGATTGACCTGAACATATCCCTCTGATGATGCCCATGAAAAAAAAGACGATAATACACGTCGTTCATTATTCAGTGTCACTTTACTGACTTTGCCCAAAACACTACGCATGGCCAAATACCACCGCACAACATCCGAACTGATGCATTTAAGTGATTGATTCGGAAACTGGGTGGTCGTCGAGGCGAAAAACTGCTTTAAAATTTGATGGTAATACGCTATTGAACGAGGACTGAATCCTTCGACCGACTTGGCAACTAAAAAATTCTGAACGACAAATTGTGCTTCGGAAATACATTCCGGTTGATACGAAACTATAGAGGTTGAATGTTTTTCAATACGATAATCTGAGCAAACAAGTAAGAGGGATTCAACAATACGGCATACTTGATCCGTGGTAAAAAATCCCAAAAGCTCATGTTTTATCCGAGAAATATACTCTTCTTGACAACTCATTATTTGATTGTTATCCATCTTTTATTCGTTAAAGGTTAACTGAGGGGACTGAGGCTTTCAAGCGCCACAAATACACCCCATTCACACGCTCAAGAGTGAAATTATCTTTAAGAGAGCCGCCCAAACGACGGAATCGAATGTAGGCCATTGCTTCATCCCGTGTGTAATACTTTTCCCCGGATTGCACACTTGGCGGCCCGCCATCCTTAAGCGCCTTGTCGAGTTTTGCGTAACTGACAAAAGCCGTATAGGCATTCGTGTGTTTGAGGTATGCCTGCTTGCTTTGCATGGTAGCTATCAATCGGCGAATATCTTTCACGTTGTAGTCCTGCAACAGCCACACGGCCTGTGCTGCAGTTATGGGCTCGGGCATCGAAGCAATACATGGCGCGTTCGTGGCGATCCATTCTATGAGTTCCACGGCCTCCGTCTCTTTTCCCCCTACAACCCCCTTTTTAGTATCTACCAGTGTGTGTGTATATTCTTCTATTCTTTCTTTCTTATATTCTTTAGTTGTGGTTATTTGTTGGTTATCTGTTGGTTGTTTGCTGGTTGTTTGTTGGTTATCTGTTGGTTGACAACCATTATCAAAACCATCCTGTGCTTGTTGGTATAAGTCATAATTACAGACAGTTATGATAGTATATTTGCGTGTTCCCGACTTGGTTATAAACCCGCAATTATCCAGCTTGTCTATTGCGGTGCGTATTTGCATCTCCGAAAGTCCTGTCTCTTCGGACAGCTGTCCTCTGCTGGTTACCAATTGTCCGCGGTCAATGATTAAACCCTTCCACTTCTTGGCCCGGTAATTTGCCTTCAAAATGAAATGCAATGCCAGCCGTACGCAGTTCGTATCCGGATACCACTCCCAATCGAGGAAGCTGCGGTACATCTTAATCCAACTGTTATTTGAAGTGTTACACATTGCGAATTAATCGTTTGTAATAATTGATCTTATCGGACATCTCCGACCTCGACATTTTGAATACGCTGTGCTTACTGCGTTCAAGTTCTTCAACGACTGCAAGTCCGTATTTTCGGATCAGTACTTGGCGGTAAACTCCAATGCGACCAGCAGAATGCCTGTTGCAAACCCTGCATTGGGCGTGACAATTCCTTTCGTCCCATCTCGTAGACCTGTGAGCTCGGTCTATATAGTGCCCGCAATCGCATGTTTCAGGCGCTATGGGCGCCCCGCAGGTGATGCAGAAACCTCGCCCACCCGGACAGTCTCGATGACGTATAAAAAGGCTGAAAACACGGTCGTATTCCCGTTCTAAATCTGTCATGCGTTATAGCCTATTTGGCGCATCTGCTCCTTCTCGAAACTCAGTTGCGTACGTAGTATGTCTACTTGATGGACACACGTGCGGTTGATCCTGTCGAGCATGTTAACGACCTTGTTCTCCTCGGCACAGGACGCCCGAAGTATTTCTTTTTGGATACTCGGCGCCAGAGGTATCAGGTCTTTCAGCCGGGAGGCTTTCAGCATCGCCAACTCCTGTTCGTATTTCGCCTTCGACAGGAGATAGCCGCTACGCGCCATACGCACACTCAGTTCTGACATGCGCTGTGAAATTGCCTGCGGCTCAGTAGGCGGTTCTGCTTCAATGAAGAGCTGCATTTCCTCGATCTCTTTAAGTTCAGATGTATCCATGGCTTAGAAGGGAAGATCGTCGGGGTCAGATTGCATTTGGGAGGTAGTAGAGGTGCATGAAGCCTGGGATTCCCTGCGCCCCAAAATCCTGACCGTATCGGCCATGATCTCCGTGATGTATCGTTTGATGCTATCTCGGTCGGTATAGTCGCGGGTTCGCAACCGACCTTCGACGTAAATCTGCGCCCCCTTCTTCACGTATTTATCCACGATATCCGCGGTATTGCGCCACGCCACCACATGATGCCACTCCGTTATCTCCTTTACGGTTTTTGTTTGCCTGTCGGTGTAACGGTCGGTCGTCGCCACACTCAGGCTGGCAACCTTGGCGCCCCCGTCCAATACACGAACTTCGGGATCAGAACCTACATTCCCGATGATGATGACCTTGTTTACCATATTTTCGTTGTTGTTTTTTGGCGAATATTTTTAACCTGCGGATGGCATCCCACTCGCGCGTGGATTGTTCAGGGAGCGGACGAAGCATATCAATCGCCCGAATCACCCTGCGCATATCGGAATTGGATACATTCATTGCAGTGGTTTTTTAAAAGTAGTCTTGATAATAGTCTTGCTCGACCTGGCGGGCGGGAACAACACTTCCCCCGTCTCCGGATCCGCCAAGCCCGATGCAGGCATACTGCGCAGCATCATCTCCCGCTCTTTGATGTCCACTTTTAAAGCTTCAAGCGTTTCATACATATCTCGCAGTTTGCTGTCGCCGCACATAGAATAGTCGTATTTTACGCCCGATTCGGCCTCCTCCAGCCGGCAGTCCCCGAACTGGTGCGATTTGCCATATTTAGACAGTTCGCGGAGTGTGATATCACGCACCTGCGTATCGTCCTTGAATTGCTTGATCGCATTCTCCATGCGGCTGATCTGGATATGCGCCTCGATAGGGCTGATGTCGCCATTTACGACGGCGCTGATGGCCCTGCCCGCGAGATCGGCAATGGATGCCGTATCTCCGAATAGTGTTATCTGCTGATTCATGCTTTATTTTCCCTCGTTAAATTGTAATATTCGGTAACTTTGACATTGACTTTCGGAAGCATTTCTTGATCGACGATATACTTGGACTCCAAGAACCCGGCTAATGAGAATCGCTTATTGGCTCCTTTGGCGTTTTCCTTAGCCTTGATTATCTCTTCGAACAAGTCCAAAGTCAGCAATTCGTCAGTAAGCGTAGGCTTGGAAGCCGGGCCGACATCCTCATGCCGAGACAGCCGGTCTACGTCATCTTCATCAGTGGCTATATGAAAGTATTTGAGAATGAAATAACGCTCCCCGTAGGTCATTGCCGAGCCTACACCTTTGTCCCAATCATTCTGACCGTTGGCGCTCCATTCGCATACATCCTTCTCTCCGGATTCCACGTCAATCCAAGTGAAACGCATCTTTACACTCGATAGGATTTCGGATTTAGGTCGCTGATCCCGGCCTACGGTATAATCCTGACGGATATTTGTGATGTCGAGAACCTCCGTTTTGAGGATCACACCGAGTTCGTCCATCTTGGGTCGGACGATGCCAAGTACTTTCGAACCGCTGATGTACTTGTAATTATTTCCATCAGCATTCGGAAGCAACGCCCTGACGCTCCTCTGGATTTCCAGCAGCTTGCTATAGATTCCCATGGTTATAAGTTGTTTTGTTCTCCGTATTCTTTTAGCCGGTGCAATTGCCCGGCGTGCATGCCACCGTCGATATCCTTGACCTCGATGATTTCGATGGTATCGCGGTCTACTTTGAAATAGGTCTCGCAAATATCCATATAGCTGTCACCACCTTGTTCTTCGTGGACTTCGTAGTGATGGATCGCTTTGATGTCGTATATTTTGTAGGCCACCGTATAGACCCGCTTGTCTTCATCACCGCGCATATCCTTCTGAATGGCTTCGCGGATAGCCCGATAAATCAACTTTAGGTCTACCTCCATCAGTGTTCTGGCCCTCTGGGAGAATGGCGACCGCTGACCCGTTCGTATTTCAACCCGGTAAATACGGGGCTTGTTCTCGTTCTTCAATGCCCGGTAGATGGCCTTGGATTGTATCCGGACAGCCTTTGACCGCAGGCGGTATTGGGCTCGCCAAATGCGCCCCTTTATCGTCGTCCACACGCATTTAACCGTGATTTCCGTAAACTCATTCATGGCTTTCGAATATTGAGGTTAGCAATTTTCCAATCTCCTTTGCGCGGTGCTGATTGGATAGCACCCAGCCGAATACCACGGCAATCGGCGCGATGAACGCCAACAAGGTGATAAGATGTGCCATAGCGGCCTGTTTTAACGGTTGGACTTGGAGGGGAATACCCGGCTTACGAGTATGGTGCCGACAACGACAGCATACGCGGGATAGAGCACGCGGAACTGAGCAAGGAAACAGCCTAAAGCATGCTCCTCGCACGTGGCGCGGATAACGTTGGTGTAATCGACTTTGTCCGAAGAGAACATCGGACGATTGGCTTTCAGATGACACCTGTAAAAGCAGGTGCGATGCGTTGCACGGGTACTTTTATTCCCCGTTTTGCAACTCGTGTTGGTCTTTGGCATGTTGAACACAAGTTTGTTATACACTATGATAAAAAGAGAGACGCGCCCCCTAATCTCGCCAAAGACCCACGACTACGCGAAGTAGAAGTGCAACAGGGACACGTCTCAGAAAACGTTCGTATGTACTTGTAATCGCGTTACCGCGAGTCTTTGGCAAAGGCAAATATACGAATTCATTCCGAATCTGCAAAATATTATTTGACATTTGCAAACTTCCTATTATAAAAAGCCACTCTTTCTTTTGCCAGCGTTGTACATTCTCGGATAATAGCCCTATCTTCGTCAGTAAATGCAGTGATGACAATATCACATGGATATGTTTCATCTATTATCTGAAGAAGAGCAAGCGCATAAAGTTCTTTATTGTCGAATTTAACGGTAGAGTTTGCTATATCTGCCCTTGACCATCCGGCGAGAGCTGGGCAGTTCCCACGCAAATAGTCATGATGGTAAGTGAAAGGCACTCGGACTTCACTATGCGGAAATTTCTTTATTACCGACTTTATTTGTTTGGTTGTCATTTCGAATCTGCAAAATAAATTTTACCTATATCGCCATATATCAAACGGTGATAATTCTTATACATCTTGCATGTGTAGTTCAATGCACTTATATTTGTAGCGGACTTAAGAGATGAAGGAATAACATCGGCTTTTCAAATTATTCCAAAGACAAGTTCTAAAAGACCCGGTATCCTACTACCGGGTTTTGTCTTGCAGTAGGATGCAAGACGTTAATTGGCCGCAAGGCCGCAAAGAAAGGAGGTGTTTTCATGGAATCTCTTAAGTCCAAAGGCGGTAAGCTGTATAAACTCGTATTTTGCAAGTACATCCGTAAAAATGGGAAGGTAATATATCCCAAAAAGGCCAAGGCCTTTTGTATATGGGTGCCTGTTGATAGCGCAGCGTAAACAGATGCCGCCCGTGGAGTGGTAGGACACTCCACTTTTTTTAGGGTTCACCCCAAATTCAATGCCATCCTCCGCGACCTCTCGGCATTCTTGAGGTAGCGTGTTTTGTACTTCTCATTGGCCTTGTCGGGTGTAACCCAAAGCACCGTGTTGTTGTCGAGCCGTAAAGGCACCAGTCCTTTGTCTTTGAGCTCTTGAAGATATTTATTCATGGTCGTTTGATTGTATCCAAAAGAAGCGGGGGCTTCTTACTGCCCCCGCGGTGGCGGCGTTACTGTGCTTCGCGCCGCCGATTTGCGTTCTTTATCTCCCGTTTCGTGGGCTTAGCCCGCCTCGGCCTTGCTACTTCCTTCACGCAGCCTCGGATTGTCGAGGGATATACCCTCTGTCAGCTTCCGTTGTGACAGACGCCCAAGCGCCCGATCAAACTCACAACATTAGGGCTAGAACCCCGTTGAGCTACCCGGATTCGAACCGGGAGTACCGCCTCCAAAGGGCGGTGTGTTAACCATTACACCATAGCTCAATAAATGCCGCCGACATCTCCACTCACCCACGCCACCGCGTAGGGCTTTAATGCCGACGGCACACCATCCGCGTGCTTCACAGCAGGCCAATGGCAAATACCAAACTTAAAATGCGATTTGCGGATTATTGGCAGGAATCCGCTACCTGTGGCATATAGTACTCGTTAAACTGTGTCGGCCGTCCGTCTTCCGTAACGGCCCTCTGTTTGTTCGAGCAAATGGAATATCCCATTTTCCGGAGCCGACTGATGATCCGGCGCAGCTCCGTTGTGTGGTACAGCCTCTCAGCCTTGCGAACAGTCAGCCTGCCGCCGGCCTTGAGATAGGCCAGAATTTTATTTTGAGGATCGTGTTTCATGGCCTTTGATGTATTTGCCGCTTTTCCCACGGGTACGGTCGAATTTCCTGAGCCTGCCTTCCAGTTCGTCGATGCGCTTGTACAGGGTATCACGTGCTTGAGTGAGCGCCAATACCTCGTGTTCCCGCTCGATAAGGCGTCCATCCGCTTCATTGCGCTCGCAAAGGCATGTAGCAAGCCGCACCTCCAGGTCTTCGATCCGTTTCCACATTTTCCACCTGGGCGTCAGGTCGAAGCATAGAAATCTCCTCTTCCTCAAAGTGTTCTTCTCCATAGTATAATTGTTTTAAGGTGTTGCAAATAAGCCCGCGCGCACTGTAACTTTAAACTCCATTTCAAAACTGCGCCACCGAAAAGCGCACGCGGGCAAGATGCAGACCTCACGCCTAAAATGAAATAACCCACTGCTGAAAGAACGGTGCGCAAGGCCTGCCATAGAGCCTGGATAGGCGGTCAAGCCACACCAGGCGTAATAATCAATACGGCTCTCCGGATTACTCCGGGTCATCGCTCGTTCATTGGTATTTATCTGTTGCCAGCCCTTCTGCGCCAAGTCGCTCGCCGGGTTTTACATCCGCTCGGATGGTTCTCGTGTATCAATGTGTCAAAGAACACAGAAATTGCTTTTGCCTTGCGGCGGGGTTAGTGCCAGCAATCAAACCCCTCACCTATGCGGTGGCTATCTTGGAGGTGCGGCAGGATTCGAACCTGCATTTATTGTTTCGCGTTTCACAAGCCGATACAAACCATAAGAGGTTGCCGTTCTCTCGTCTCTCCTTAATCGTTCTCTCGTTGAACTACGCACCCTGTGATGCTATTCCTTTTTGATGTGAAGCCGCTCTACCGGAATGCCTTTCATCTTGGCGATTTCATCCATCGTTACTTCGACAATCTCAGTTTCAGGATCAGGTTCATAAACAAGGCGAAACCCTAATGTGTAAAGCTCGTCGCAAGTGAAATTGTAAGGCACATTGCCGTTCTCTCTCTTGCACACGACCAATTCTCCACTACGGAAAATCACCTCCCAAGTGTTTGATTCGTATACAAGCTTATCCCCTACCTGCCAATCCTTGAAAGATTCGGCCTCTTCTTTCGTCGAAGGCCTGATACAAAGATTTGAAACGTCGTTTTTGATGAGTGCCACCTCGCTACCATCCCCGATGTGCCAACTGTATTTGAAGCCTAATTTGTCTTCGCAACTGGATCCATTACTCACATCTTGGCATAGATAAATACTCCCTTTCTCTACCTGAATACGCCCTTCAACTGGGATGTTGTGGATATTGGCTTTGAATTTCTTACCTTTGCATTGCAGTAAATTTTCCATACTATTTTATTTTTAGTTGATAAGTTTAGTTTTCTATTAACTCTTCCACCCGGAACTCCCGGCCACGGCGCGGGCTTCTTAATCTGCGGCACTCTACATCCGTGTTAAATACTTCGACCGAGAACAGACAGAGAAGAATCGCCGCTCCGACCCGCCGGGTCATTTCCGATATGTTGAGCGTGATGCCGAAGTTCTGTGTGAAATACCAGGTGACAAGTGCATGCAATGTTCGCTTGCAGCCCGTCTTGTCGTAGATGCTTTGCAGATGATTCGCCACACACTGGTAGATGACGTTAAGCCGCTCTGCGATCTCCCGGGCGGAATAGCCCAATACTACGAGGTTAATCACCTCACGCTCGCGCTTACTAAGTATGGTGTCGGTTTTCATTGTCCTATGCCAAACCCCAAGGGCTATCTACACCCCACTTCATGAAAATCTGCTCTATCTTCTCCCGCTCCGTGGGGGTGTGGTTCACATAGCCGTATTTGCGGTTGTGAAATGCCCTGTTCGACAGCCCGCCATCTTTTAATGCCTGACTGATTTCGTCCATTGCAATGCTGGCAAGGTCGCGGCCCCGATCGCGCCATCTGGTATCTAAACACTGCGACAGTATTGCTGAACGGAATATGTCTGCTCGCTCTTCTGGGCTCTCTGTATCAAAATATTCGCGCCACAAGCCAATTATGCGCAGGATCGAAGAACGATTTGACGCCTTGAAAAAAACGCTATTGATTCCTGCCGACGACGCTTTGCTCGTTGACGGCGAATACAGAACAATTTCCAGCGTCGGTAAATCGTGGTTCTTTTCGGTTTGTGAGTGGGTTGCATATATTTCCTTTATATTAGTGGTTGCGGGATTGATATTCCGGTATTACTTTGCATAAACCCTATTGGCACAATATTTTGACCCTTCGGATTTGGTCGTTTCAATTATTTTTGTATATCTTTACATTGTTTATCGGTGTAGAACACTCTACCTTTGCGGTGTAGTTTAGTTCTACATTGCAAATATACTAAACCATTTGAGTATTCACTAAAATAATAGAGTATTTTTCAATCAAATAATATTATATATTTACAGAATATCATAAGCACAAACCCTTCATGGCTGATAAACTGATAGATAAGGCCGTAGAATTACTACGAAGCACACAAGACACTCCGTATAAAATCGCCAAAGCGACTGGATTGTCACAAACAATTATCGGCAAATGGAAGAAAGGAGAAGGCAAGCCGAGTAGAGCAAATGCCAGATATATACTCCAATATTTTGGCATATCCAACATAGAAGACCAACCTGTCAGCCAAGGAGGCGAAGACGTCACGCCAACGAAAGCTGAACTAAATAACCCAAAAACTATGGAGAGATTCTTAGATTCACTACTCCGGCAAAACGAGGAGTTGATTCGGCAAAACGGGGCTTTAATTGACCTGTACCGAGAAGAGAGAGCGAAAAGCAAGGGCGATGTCGCCCAAAAAAAAGAGGCATAGCGGTATTCTAATTAGCCTTATGCCATCTTCATTAGAGCGGAAGCAATATGATAAAATAGAACCACCCAAAATAAGCTCCATATAATCGAGCTACACATTTAAAGGAGATTACGGTCTCCTTTAAAAATGACCGGGGCGCCCGCAGACCAAAACATAAAAACTTCGGATTATTTCAATAGCACAAATATTTTTTACTCTTTTCTTACCAACTCATTTCGATAGGGGTAAATTCATAAACTCATGAAAAAGTTATTACACTTCTTACTATTCATTGTTGGACTAACATTATGCGCCTGCACATCAGAAAGCAATAATGATGATGGCTTTGATCCACTAAGTGGCTACAACAAGAAATTCGATTTTTCCAATGTTGACACGGTAGGACTTCGTATTACAGAGTGTTGGGGAGATGACAGCAACGATTTCGTGGCCTCCCCCTCATATCGGGAATGGTGGGGTAAAGATTATGTTGTAATATTGGGCAAGCGAAATAACACATATGCATGGCTTGGAGTATTCGATTACTTTACTCGTAAATGCATATATGATTACACAGACTGGGGAAAACCAGTCGGATATACAGAATATGGGGAGGAATATAAATATGATGTTACAGAGATCTGGCCAACTCAATTAACATTCGGGGATAATTACTTCACAGCCGCAATAAGATACAGCGATTGGGAAAATAATAGAACTCGAATTGACTTTGTTGTATATACATCGGATAATAACACAATCAGGAGGACGGTATTAGAAGAAATGCGCAGTTCGGCTGCGGTAGGTCATCATAACTTTGGAAATTTGTATAGGGACTTTCCGTTCTTTTATTTATACCTCAGATTCTTCTCTCCAGACTCGCAGCAGCAAACCGTATGGTTTTATAATTCGAGCATTAATGAAATAAATACATTTACGTTCAATTCCTTACCTAATAAATCGACGGCAGCTATAATAGATGCAGCTTTCGCCAATGCAGATTATACGCAATCTCGCATCCTCATAAACCCTAATGATGTAGAATCCTGGCTCGCGTATACAAGTCCAGATCAATCAATCAAATTAGTGGCTTACGATCATGGCGAACTATCCGACGTTCAGGAAGTAGCGATTTTCGATGAATATACGGGCTCCTATGACCAAGCGCCACGGTATGCAGTTGAATACTTAGAACAGGAAGCCGATAGCCATTTATTAAAAGTAACCCGCACTGAATATAACGGGACGCGGGAATCCAAGAAGGTGCATATATACATTTACGATAATGAATACAATATAAAAATAGAGTAACTACATGATTCATAAAGAGGATATTTCGTTTACAAACGAAATTTTGTCGAGTATAAACGACCCGCGTAAATCATTACTTATCGTTGATGTTTACCGATTAGCTCAGAACGAAGCACAGGCTGATAGAGTAATGAATACGTTGGTCGAATATGAGGCCACTCGCAAATCTAATTTGGCATTAGAAAAAACGTGCAACACAGCAGTATTAATTGATAATGGTGGTGCTGAATATATATTTGCCCAACAACAGGAGCGCGAAATAACCCTTCGACAAGAGCGTGAATTTAGGGAATTGTCAATACAAGAAATAAAACGCAATAGACGGTGGGCGTGGGCAGCTTTTTTAGTTTCGCTTGTAAGTATAGGAATATCTATCATTTCGCTATGCGTTAAATAGCAATAAAAAAGTGACACAAAATCTGAGTCGTTCACGTAACGGTTTTTTGTACCTTTAGAACAATAAACACCACCAAAGTAAGTTTTCCCTATGAGGAAAACACAAACTTTTAGAACAATCCATCCAAAGATAAAAGCCTCAAAAATTAGGGGCGGAATCCATTGTTATTAAAATGCCTGCTCCCACCTTTGCCCTGAGAGATTGTTTTTCATGGCAGAAGGGAAGCTGACGATAAAGCAGGAGAAGTTCTGCAACAAGTACCTCGAGTGCGGCAACGCATCCGAGGCGTATCGTTTTGCGTATGACTGTTCCAGAATGACAGATAATGTGATATCTGTCAAGGCATCTCAATTGCTTTCTAACGGTAAGGTTACGGTAAGGGTAAAACAACTTCAAGCCCAATTAGCCGAAAAAGAACTTATCACCAAAGAGGAGCTAATCCGGCTTAATGTATCCATCATTAATGCCGACGTACTCGACTTTGTCGATGCCGACATGGTTGATATGAAAACCGAATATGGCGTACGGCAGGTTCCCTCAATTTCTTTCCAAGACCTAAAATCTCTTCCGCCTGAAAAACGGCGTTTAATCCAGTCCATAAAGATTGACCGTTCAGGTAGCCCCGTCGTGGAATTGATGGACAAAAGCAAGGCGATAGAAACCATCAACCGCATGCTCGGATACAATGCCCCGGAGAAAACTGCCAACACTGACACTAAAGGTAATGACCTTCCGCAGCCGACATTCAATACAGATCGTTTCTTTCAATTAATACAAATGAGCAGGAGCGATGACTGATTATTCCAGTGTAGGTGACTTCTTGTTAAAGGAAGGGTGCTTGGCATTTACGGCTGTAATGTTCGAGGCTGTGAACAAACAACCTTTTCGGATTGCGCCCCATCATCGAATAATATGCCATAAACTCGACCAAGTACTCCGTGGAGAACACCCGACTAATAGGCTCATGTTTAACATTCCTCCGCGACATTCTAAAACAGAGTTAGCCGTCGTGTCTTTCTCTGCGATAGGATTTGCCATCAATCCGCGTTCCGAGTTCATGCATCTTTCGAGTAGCGATCAACTCACTACCCGGAATGTTACGAACATACGAAGGATCATGGAGGATCCCAATTACCGCGCATTCTTCCCAAATGTCGAACTGTCCAACAATGCCAAAGGAAGTATATCCACCTCAAGCGGGGGTGTAATGTATGCGGCTCCCTTTATGGGTCAAATAACAGGGTTTGGATGTGGTAAACTGGGAGCACAAGAATTCAGCGGTGCAATGAGTATTGACGACCCAATGAAGGCTCAGGATAGCTACTCCAGTACTACCAAAGAGCGTATTGGCGAACTGTGGACTTCTACATTCAAGAACCGTCTTAATGACGTTCGTACCCCGGTCATTGTAACAGCTCAAAGGCTCGCTCCAGATGATTTTTGCGGATACTTATTGCAGCTTGAAGGCATGATAGAGGAAGGTGGAGAATGGGATGTTGTCAAATTCCCCGCAATCTTAGATGCAGGGCTACCTACCGAACGTGCACTTTGGGAGGATCGGTTCGCGCTTGATAAATTAAAGCGATACCAAGAAGCGGATCCCTTCATATTTGAGACCCAGTATATGCAGAATCCCAAGCCGCTTGAGGGATTAATGTATCGTGAATTCCGAACATACGACGTTATCCCCTACTCCAAAGATTGCACGCATAAGAATTACACCGATACGGCAGATACGGGAAGCGACTATCTATGTTCGATATGTTACGACGAATTACCCGAGGGAAATTATGTGACCGATGTACTCTACACAAAAAAGCCCATGGAGTATACCGAACCCAAGACGGCCGAAATGCTTGCAAGGAACAGGACGGAATGGGCTAATATTGAAAGCAATAACGGAGGGCGGGGCTTTGCGCGCAATGTAGAACGCATCCTTCGCCAGATGAACATTACCCACACAACGGTTAGTTGCTTTTCCCAGACCGATAATAAGCAGGTGCGCATATTTACCAAGTCGGCAGACGTCAACAACATGACATTTTTCCCGACAAATTGGGACAAAAGGTGGCCGGAATTCTATCAGGCCATTATGGGATACATGAAAGAAGGGGGCAATGCGCATGACGATGCCCCCGATGCGCTGACCGGATGCTTTGAAAAACGCAGCACACCGATACAAGACGATGATTTAAGTGATATTAATATTTGGTAAACAATGAACTTTTTAGATCGCCTTTTTACATTTTTCCAAAATAAAACGCTCAATGCATTAGGTGTTGAGCGGGATTTAATGGAGCTTATCAAGGCAAAAGACATCAGTCAGGCGATGTCTTTGATGGAAGACCATGACGCGGAAGCAATGCAGGCAATATACGAGTACAATCCGAAACTTCACGCCATAATGAAGCGTCGAAATAAAACGAGAAAGGGACAGGAAGATTACCGCACGGAGAAATTGCCCCGCACTCGACAGCGTTATATAAATGAGGTAGAATTGTTCTTCCTGCTTGGAAATCCGATAAAATGGAAGGTATCCGACGAATCCGGTGATGCCGATGCATTTTCGGCTTACAAACAATTCCTTCGAGAAATACGATTCGACAGTAAGATGCGACAGGCTAAACGGCTGGCCGGAGCAGAAACCCAAAGTGCAAAGCTGTATCACATTTACAGGGACGAGGCAACGGGGCTTCCTTGGGTGAAAATAGTTGTGCTGTCGAAGTCTAACGGATATACCTTGCGCCCCATGTTCGACCAATATGGTAATATGTTGGCATTCGGGTGTGGGTATTATTTGAAGGAGGGCGCCGGAACAGTAGAGCATTTCGACATTCACACACCCACTTTTATATTCCGGGGAAGAAAAGCCAAAATAGGTTGGGATGTGACCCCAGTGCTTAATCCGACTGGTAAAATTAACATCATTTATTACAAGCAAAATACGGCATGGGATGGATTGCAGCCCCGAATTGATCGGGAAGAAAGTATTGACTCAAAAACCGCAGACACCAACAATTACTTTGCGGATCCAATGTACATTGCCACCGCAGCGGTTATCAAAAATCTTCCCACAGTTGATTCTCCAGGGAAAGGGATTAAGTTGTCAAGCAAAGATGATCGGTTTGAATACCTTAATCCACCTATGTCGTCTGAAACGAGGCAACAGGAAAAGTCGGATTTAAAAGAATCTATACTTTTCGATACTTTCACTCCGGAGTTCACTCCAGAGAAAATGGTCGGATTGGGGACTTTGTCCGGTGAAGCCATTAAGCGTGCAATGGTTCTCGGATATATCAAGCGTGATAATCGAAAAGAGATATATGACGAACTCGTCGACCGGGAAAAGAATCTCATTTTGGCGATTATGATGAATGTAACTCATATCCATATGAGAGACAAACTCGCCACCCTCAAGATCGAGCATGAATTTTCGGAGCCCTTCAACGAAGACATTACTGCAAGGTGGCAATCCATAGGGAAAGCCTATGCAGATGGAGTGCTTTCACTTGAGGAATCTGTAAAATTAATGGGTGTTGCAGATAATTACCAAGAGGAAATCGAAAGAATTAGGCAAATGAAAGAAGCCTCCGCTACAAGTATCTACCAGGAGGCAAAAACAAACCTTTCGACCAAAATTGACGAGAATTCAAAGGTTGACACCCCGACCGAATAAAACCTTTAGGACAATGAAGGCTATTATACATCAATTTGACCCACAAATTTATCCTCGGTTAATTTGGGTGGTGATAGGTGAAAAAAGCGCATCTGCAATAAGCGATAGGTTTGAAAATATAACAGATATGGACGACACATCTGCGGCGGATACGCAGAGTACATACGACATCACAAATAAAAGGGGTGGAGTTCTTATCAGGTTCGCCACAAAGGCGAACGCTCAAAATATCCAGTACGTTTGCCACGAATCTACACATGCGGCTATGGAGATATTCGATTATATCGGTGGACGCATTGATTGCAGTAACCAAGAGCCATTCTGTTATTTGGTCGGCTGGATATCTGAATGCATAAAAGAGGCTTTGAATTACCGTACAAAAAAAGTATAAATTTCCGTCCTGCCCATTGTTATTAAAATGCCCGTCGAAATCTTTGCAACAGAGATTAATTAAAATAATATGAAAGAAAAACTTTTAGCACTGCTCCAAACCAAATTTGCGGGGGTGGACAATGCGATCCTCGACCGAATCGCAACGAAGAAGTCAGAGAATGTAACGGACGAAGCGCAATTACCTACGATAGCAGAGGGGATTGGCTTTCAGGACGTGTTAACCAGCTACGGCGACTACCGTGCAGGGGATGCGCAGCAGACCGCAGTCAAGAACTACGAGAAGCGGCATAACCTCAAAGACGGGAAGCCTATCGAGCAACCTGCCACAGGGGAGCGGCAGGCGAATACTACTCCCAGTAGCGAAGAGCCCGAATGGTTCAAAGCCTACAAACGCCAGCAGGAAGAGCGTGAAAATGCTGTAAAAGCAAAGTACGATGCCTTGGAAGCAGCGCGTGTAAAGGCCGAACGGGATTCATTGCTGCGCACAGCGGCCAAGGCGGCAAATATCAACGAATCGGCATTGGATGATATCCTAAACCTCGCTTCTGCGATGAACGAGGAAAATCCGGACGAAGCGAAGCTCAAAGAGAAGTTCGCAGCACTCCAGACGCGATTCGTTGCCGCAGGGCTTGAGGGGCAGGAAACGGCATTCCCCATCTCCACATCTGAGGCTCAAAGCAAAGAGGAGGCCAAAATGTGGGCTGAAAATCTGCCGGATGTAAAATAAAAACAACAACAAACATGGCTATTACAACTGAAGAAGTACAAGTTAAGGGCGGGTTCCCGGTATTCTGGCGCGGAGAGCGCGAAGTGCTGCCGGGTGATTTCGCCGTGAAGGGCACCTATCCGGAAGGCACGATACTCAAAGAGGGGACGCCTATCAAACTCGATTTCGAGAGCATGGAGTGCACCATCTGCAAATCGGCACGAATCGTAGAGGGCGGTACCACAACCAAACCGCATGTCATCAAGGGCTCTATGTTCCAGATCAACGATACCGTCAAAGTAGGCGCTTCCTCCGGAACCATCAAGAGCATAAGCACCGCCAACGAATCATACGACGAGATCACACTAAGCGCAGCAATGACAGAAGCAGTAGCAGGCGCTGATCTGCTCGGAGGGGATGAAATTCCGGACGCCGTCATCGAAACGACAAAGGAATATACCAAGACCAATGGATTTCCGACTGTCTCGGCAGCTTATAAGGCGCGAATCCTCAAGGATGTAGCATACCCCGTCCCCGAGACTTGGCTGCAAGGCTACAGTATGAAAAATAACCCTGAAATCAAGTACATCAGACAGTAAAAGACAGGTAAACAATGAGCGAAGTATATTATTCTTCTATTTTCAGCGAGCTGACCAAGCAGGTGCAAGCTCGCATCGACGCAGCATCTGAACTGCGCAAGCGCTTGTTCGACCAAAATGTCTACGAGCGTTTTCTGGAGTGGGACACCCCCTCGGTAGGGCTCAATTTCGAAGAGATCATCGGATCGTATAATCTGAGCGTAGCTGCCGCCACCTTGGATTCGAAAGGCAAGGAACCCATTATGGGATCTGAAGGCCTGGCTACAATAGCCAAGAAAGTCCTCATTCACCAAATGACCCTACCGATGCCCATTGAAGACTATCGGAAGGTGCTCCAGCTGTTGGATTCACGCATGATCTCGGATCAGGCAAAGAAACAGCAGCTCGTAAACCTCATGTGGGGCGGCGTTGAACGGGTCGTAGAATCCGTACAGGCCAAAATAGACATCATCTTCTTGGGTGCCCTCTCGAACAAAGGGGTATTTTCATTCACTCGGGAAAACAATCCCGAAGGAGGTGTGCGAGGCAATATCGACTATGGCATGCCGCAAGAAAACATCGCCACCGCAGATACACAGTGGACGGAGGGCAACATCAACACGGTCGATGTATTCGAGGATATCCAAGGCGTTGTCGATGCAGCTCAGGAGAAGGTGACCTTCGACCGCATCCTTCTGGATCAAAAGCGGCTTTCGTACATCCTGCGCAGCAAGAAGATGAAGCAGGTCATCTTCGGCACGGACAAATCATCGTCACCACTTCTGCTGGCCAACCTAAACGAGTTTATGCGATCGAACGGCCTGCCCGTATTCGAGGTGATCCGACGGATGACGCGCATTCAGGACAACGGCAAGATCCGCGAATACAAACCATGGAACGACAAGAGCCTCGTATTCGTGCCGGAGGGTCGTCTCGGTGTTATCAAAAACGCCTACGCAGACAACGAGCTTCGCCCCGAGCCGGGAGTTGCCTACTCCAACTACGGACGCATCCGCATCTCGCAGTGGGGCAAAGGCGAGACGGATAACTCGAACGGCGTGGAGTTCACGAAGGCGCAATCCATCTCTTTGCCCGTCATTACCGAAATCAACGGTATTTACTCGCTGAGTGTAGAATCGTAGGAGTGCATGACGGTCGCAGAATGCATACATCAGGAGTTCAGCATGGTCGGAACCATCTCCGACTATGGCGTTCGCCGCTTCGCCAGGGAATGGGGTTACGATCCCAACTCCCTGGCGGGTAGCGACCATCAGCAACAACTAATCGCCAAGCGCGTATCCGAATTCATCGACAGCCTGATAATGCACCCTCTGTCGGTAAGCGAAAACGGGCATTCGGCGTCCTGGTCTGAAAGCGCCATGAAGCAACGGGCACAACTGATGCTTCGGCAATATGGCATCACGCCCGGCGAAGAATTGAGCAGCTCTATTGGACTGTCCTCGATAAAGGATGCTTCGAACTTGTGGTAATATGTATTTCGCGCCCCACATACTCTATTTGAGGATCGATCCTCCCAAACAATACGACGAACTGGGACGTCCGATAGCTATGTCCGAAAGTGATGCGTGGCAGGAAATAGGTGATTGTCGTTGCGACGACGACACAACCATCCGCCTTGTATCAGAGAACGGAGAGGTACGCCAATCGAAATACCACATCGTCTACGAAGGGAGAGGAGTACCCAAAGGAGGTTACGTGAAATGCATTGACAAGGCAACCGGCACAGTACGGGGCGAAGGTACAGTGGCAATAGCCAAGGTAAACAACTATTTCAACGCTTCAGACCTTTGGATATGATTACAACGGGAGACGCGCGTAACATACTGTTCTCGGCGTGTAAGGGGGTTGGGATAAAAGACATGCACACTTCATGGGCGATCCCCGAGGGGAAAGTCGATAGAGAGCGTATCGTCGTCATCACACCACCCGAGCAGACGCCGGACACGTATTGGGAAAATTGCTTTGTTGCTGTAAACCTGTGCGTCCCCGACATCAAAGGGGAAGCGAACCTAAAACGGCTGGACGAACTCGAACGGGCAGCCAAGGCGAGGTTCAAGGAATGGACGTACGGCACTTACGACGGATCCGCATACAGGTACAGGTATGAGAATATCGGCCGCGAAGAAGATGTGAACCTCGGATGCCACTATATCTACATCAGAGTACTATTCAGAGTATTAAACATTAAAAACAACTAAAACAATGGCAAAAGTAATAGCAGTAGGAATCAAGAAGCTGTATTATGCAGACCCCGCGAAGGTCACAGGAGATCTTACGGGTACCCTTCTGGCAACCATCATTAAAGATGTCAGCACGAAACAGGTGGAGAACATCCACCAAGACACATGGAGCATCGAAGAGGAGGAGCCGTCTACCACGGAGTACAGGAACCAACTCACCAATGGCGTATATCGCCAAGACACCGAAATGGGTAACATCCAGATGTCGTTTACCATCGGGCAATACGACTATGAAACCAAGGCGGCTTTCATGGGCGGCACGGGGTCGGAGACGTCATGGAAGCGTGCGCGAGGTGTCACGCGCATTGAAAAATGCATGATCGCCCTAACGGAGGACAACCAGTATTGCGTCTTTCCGAAGGCCTCGGTTATCGCCCGCAACACCAACAATGAGGGCGCCGTAGGTATCGGTGTAGCAGCTGCTGCCCTGGAACCCGACAACACGGCGGTCTCGTCGGAATATTGGTTCGATTCTTCGGAGGTGGACGTCGAATAAAAACCTCCAAGCCATCAGCAGTCCAGGGGTGGGAGGCGTGTGCCCCTCACCCCTATTTCTTAAAATCAATCTTATGAAATTGGAGTTTATCAGTATCCGCATCGCATCGAAGGGATACACTGTATACAAGATGTCCCCCATGACGGCAACGCGCATCATGACGGCGCGGGATGTCAACAAAGATCCGGACGAGAGTAAGGCATGTATATCGGCGATGGCGCATAGTATAGCCTTGGCGGTTGTCGGCAGCCGCAACATATTCGCGGGTGTCAGGGTGTGGTTTTTACGCCGAAGATTCATGAGGCGGAGCACATTCAACGAGTTGTTCGACTGTTACCAGAAAATACTGCTGATGATACCCCTTGAGGATATTGCCTCGGTTGCAGCCGTAATGGAGGGATTGTCCACAACAATATCCAAAGACCATGAGTAAATCGGCGGATATTGTCGCCAGGTCATTGTTGAATACGCATCATGCGTCGGTAAAGCTCGGGGTGCTGACATTCCGGGTATACCAGCCGTTCGTGAAAGATTTGGCAAGGGCATTCGCCGGAGGGAAAATAGACGTTTCGATCTCCGGAAGGCAAAAATATTCCATGGAAACAATATCCAGGCTGCTTTTCCGGCACTCATGGTGCCAGAAACTATTCCTGTGGTACGCCAAGCGGTATGCCACCTGTGAAGAGATTTCCGCCGCGACCATGAAAATAGCCGACATCGTATCGGGCAAAGACTTGTTCGATTCGGTGAAGATCGACAAAACACGCCGGAAAACAGTATCTGAAACCGTCGGGAATAATACGATAACGGGCATTATCGCAACGATGATGGATCAATTGAACATCTCCTACAACGAAGCCTTCCAGGGCATAAACTACCCTACCATGCTCCTCATGATGACCGACAAGGTGCGCACACTCGTAGGGGACGAGGAAAAAATAGTGCAGGGATCGGGCGCCGATATGGCCCGAAGAAGAAGCAATAAGAAAAGAGGCAATAAAGAGCAGCAATGAGCGCATTATCATTCAAAATAAACGCGGAAACCGATAAACTCAAGAGTTTTATTACCATGCTTGAGCGGTTGCGGCATGTTCTGGCCGAAATCCCGGACAGCACAAAGGAATTCGACGTCATAAACCGCAAAATTGGCGAGATGGAGGCGCGTGTCGAGCAGACAATGCGCAAAATCGCCCAGATGGAGCAGCAGGCAATGGATGCGGCGTCCAAGGCTGCCGCATCGGCCACGACCGGAACTGCTGGCGGCAACTCTACGGCAGGAACAGCGGCTACCCGGGCCGAAACTGCGGCACATCATGACCTGCTTAGTGAGCTAAAAGCCGCTAACGACGAAAAAACAAAAGCAATGGCCCAAATTAGGCTATATTCGAATGAGATCGCACGATTAAAAGCGGATGTCGCCGCGCTCAATAAGGAAGAGCAGCAGAACGGGCAATTGTCTGCAAAGAAAAGGGCGCAAGTATTGGACGCTGCCGTATCTATCGAGGAATACAAGCAGGAAATATCCCAATTGAAGCGGGAGCTCGCCAACCAAATCAAATTGGAGAAGGCCGCCGTCGGCTCGATCAACGAAATGTCCCAGGCGCTTACCCGTATGCGTGCGGTGTATAAAAATATGAGCGACGCGGAACGTGAGGGGGCGCAAGGGCAAACGATGCTTAAAAACATCGAATCGCTCGACACGAAGATCAAAGAACTGGATGCGTCGATGGGCGTCCATACTCGCAATGTCGGCAATTATGCCTCGGGATTCAATATGCTGGGATTCCAAATTCAGCAAGTTGCCCGCGAGTTGCCGTCGCTGGCATATGGCCCGCAAATATTCTTTTCCGCCATATCCAACAACCTGCCGATGCTGGCCGATGAAATAGCACGGGCGAAGAAATCGGTTGATGAATTGAAGAAAGCCGGGCAAACCTTCACGCCCGTATGGAAACAGATTGCATCGTCGATCTTCTCCTGGCAAACCCTGCTTGTGGCCGGCGTAACCGTGCTTACCCTTTACGGCAAGGAGATAACCAACTGGGTAGCGTCGCTGTTCAAAGGTAAAACGACGATAGACGCCTCTGCCGCTGCACTCGAACGCTTTAATTCCGCTATGGCTCAAGGTTCGGTGTCGGCTCAATCCGAATTAACCAAATTGAACCTGCTGTATAGGGCTGCGACAGACCTTTCCAAGCCCTATGAAGAAAGAGCCGAAGCGGTCAAAAAACTGCAAGACATATACCCCGCTTACTTCGGCAATATGGCTGCGGAACAGGTTATGGTCGGGAATGCTGTCGGTGCTTATGAAAACCTGCGCGACGCAATTATCGAGGTCGCAGAGGCGAAAGCCGCCCAAGAACTTATTACAGAGGACGCAAAGAGTTTAAAACTTATTGAAAAAACAGGGGATGCCTATACCAACTATTCTCTTGCTTTAAAAGAATACAGAGTAGCATATGCTGCAGCACAAGAAGCCAGCAAAGGGAAGGGCCCAATAACATTTTCTCTCACCTCTGAATCTGCAAGTTTTGAAAGGGCGAAAGCAAATTTAAGGAGGTTTAGGGATGATTTTATTAACGAATTATCAAATCTCAGTAAAGATGGTGATGACCTTTGGAAGCGTATAAACGAAGGCTATGAAGGTGATGTCGATGCATTTATTGCAGCGATAAATGCCGGCATCGAAAAATTGACCCCCGCAGCAGAAAAGCTGTACACCGCCTTAACGCCGGATGAACTTAATGCAAAGGCGGAAAAAGCCCGCCAAGAGGCCGAAAACGCAGCAAAAAAAGCCGCATCCGATCAAGAGCGCAATCTAAAGGAGCTCACCAAGCAATTGCAAAAGCTCCGGGATGATGCATTGCAGGCCGAAGTAGATTCTATGAAGGAGGGCACGGCCAAGAAACTCGCGCAAATAGACCTTGACTACCAGAAACGCGCCCGTGCCATACAGGAGGCAGAGGAGCGCATCAGGGAGTTGCAAGGTGGGGAATTGACCAAGGGGCAGCAAGCCCAAATAAAAGCCTTGAACGATGCCAATAATGCCCAGCGTACTGAAGAACGGGCAAGCGTTTCTTCTATTTCGATAAGCCCCGAAGGGTTGGCATCTACAATCAATAAGAATATACAATCTTGGGACGAGTATTTGAAAGCGTATGGAACCTTCCGGGAAAAACTACAAGCTACAAAAGACATTTACGACCGTAAGATCGAAAATGCTGGCAGCATTGGAGAGCGGAAGGCACTTGAAGCCGAGCGAGATGCAGCAGTAGCAGAAATTGAAGTACAAGCCGGGCAATGGGTGCGAGAATTGACAGGCAAGACCATGGATGAATTATCCGCCCTGAAAGCAGAGCTGGAGGCATCGCTACAAGCACTGGAATCCGAATATAATGCCCTCGATTCATCAGATAGTGCCCAAGGACAGAAATTGCGCGGTGAGATCAATCAGACGCAAGCAAAAATTAATGCAGTAGATAAAGCTGCTTCGAGTACAAAATTAGCCCCCAAAGATAATGCGATCAAGAAATGGCAGCGATTAGAGAGGACACTCGGTGATATTGCAGATGGATTCGAGGGTATTGGTGATGCCGTTGGGGGCACTACTGGCGAAGTCATTAGTGCGGCGGGCGAAATTGCAACTAATGCAGCCAGTATGATTAGCAGCATTGTCACTCTTACTGAATCGTCGGCGGCAGCTATTACAACGACATCAACAACCGCCGCCAGTGCGATCAAAGCTGTTGAGCGAGCATCCGTTATTCTTGCTATTATTCAAGCGGTATTGACAATAGCAACTAAAATAGCCAGCCTATTTAATAATGATGATGAAAAACAAGCGGAAATAGACCGACTGCAAGGTAGAATTGAGCAACTGCAATGGGAATTGGATAATGCCAATGCAATTCGGCTCCAAGAAAATTCTTTTAATGCTATTCAGAAGGTAAAAGACGCTTATAATGATGCGACGAAAGCGATATTGAGCGCATACGGAAAACTAAGCCCCTTCGGGGAAGCCATCGTTAAGCGAATCAATGCGGCTAAAATAGAAGAAAAGGCAATCAAAAGTATAGCAGATGCCTATTCAAACCTTAAATATACAGACAGCAATCTTCTGGGGGGAAATAAGTTTAGTGATACCCGAGATAAACTTAACAATCTTGCAGAACAGCAGTTGTTGCTTCAAAAGCAGATTAATGCAGAGAACGACAAGAAAAAAACGGACAAATCAAAGATAAAAGAATGGGAACGTCAAATTCAAGAACTTGGAGAAGAAGCTGCTGAAGTAATAAATGAGGTTGTAGAAACTATTATCGGCGGCACGGCAGAAGATATTGCAAAAGAGCTTGGCGATGCCTTCATAGAAGCGTTTTTAGAAGGTGAGGACGCCGCTAAGGCCTGGGGTGAAAAGGTAGACGAAATTGTTGCTGACATCATGAAACAAATGTTAGTCAGCAAATTTGTTGAAGAACGTATCGGAGATATTTTTGACCAGTATAAATCCAAATGGTTCAAGGATGGAGTTTTTGTCGGGATTGACGGTGTGATTGATTCCATGGGAAACTTTGCTGACGATCTCAACAAAGTTGGTGAGGAATTTCAAGCTATTTGGGACAGCCTTCCCGCTGAAACAAAGGAATTACTTGGGAATGCTGGCGCAGCTCGTCAGGAAGCCACGGAAAGAGGCTTTCAAACAATGTCGCAAGATACGGGCGATGAGTTAAACGGCCGATTCACGGACATTCAAGGCAAGGTTACCGACATCCGCGGCTATGTAATGGCGCAGACGCAATCAATAATCGGTCTTTTAACATCTATGGCCAATATTGAAACAGCCATGTACGCAAGCGTACAGGTAAATAATGAACTGCTCCGATATGCTGTGATGACCTACATGGAAATTGTGGAAATAAACGGCAATACAGCAGCCATGAGAGTTGCATTACAAGGTATTCAAGAGGATATTGCCGCAATCAAGCGCAACACCAGTGAACTATAACATGAAAATTGGTAAAGACATAGCAGACCTTGACAAGTTCATCAACGGCATTGAGGATGAAGTTGTAGATTTCATGGATGAGAAAGCACGGGAGGCATTAATAAGACAGAAAGAAGCTCGGCTACTATCTGGCAAACGCGACTACCTAAACCACACATGGAACTTACGCAGCGCCCTTGGTTACGTAGTTACTTATGAAGGCAAAGAAAAACGGCGATTTATTGGCGACCAAAATCATCCAGATCCGACGGCGGCCATTGAAACCAATAAAGTACTCAACGAAGAAAATAAAGCCGGAACAAGCATTATTTTCGCAGATGGCATGTATTACGCCGGCTTTGTCAGCTCTAAAGGTTATGATGTGATAGATACAGCCGAATTATTTTTAGATAAAGCATTAAACGAAAGAAAATGAAAAGGGATTTACTCATAAACGGCTACGATGCCTATGCAATGGGTATCACAATGGGATCGGGTTTCATTGCAAGTCTGAGAGCACCGGCAAGCCTCAAAGATTTTGTAGAGAATGACGACCCCAAAAAGGACGGCAAGCAGGTAATTTACCCCGAAAAACCGAAAGTTGCCGCCCGCGATCTGACGCTTACATTCGTGATCTTCGGCGACACGCTTGCAGAGCATACGGCGAATTACAACAGTTTTATAGAACTACTAAAAAGAGGCAAAATAGACATTAGCGTACCTTTAATATCTGCGGATATTTACCATTTGACCTACATGGGCAATTCAGGCAGCTACATGATGTCCGCAGACCTTACCACCTCACAACTGACAGTAAAATTCAATGAACCCAACCCAGCAAACAGGGTCGCAGAAACAGAAAATATATGACAACCCAACACAATAAGAGTGTAGATGCCATACGGGCGATGGCACTACAAACGGGCGCTTGTAAAAAGATAAACCGCGTCCAAGACTTCCCCGAGCTAATCAAACTGATGTTTACCCCACAAGGGATCGAGTTCTGCCAAGACCACAACTTCCCCTCGGTCGAAGTGTTCAGAAAGAACCGAGACAGTTTAGAAAGGCTGGGAGTATATGTAGATGCGGGAAATATCGCGCTCAAAGGTAAAGAGTACGTATGTATCGTCGGAGATACAGATGCTACTATAGAAGCGGCAGGGACTAAATTCATCCATACGATAATCCTGATGCACGGCGCACGGGCCAAGATCACCGCCAAAGACTACGCCGTGCTCAATATCGTAAGAATCGGCGGCGAGTATTCAATAAAGAAAGACGGAACTGTGATTGTACTGTAAAACAAAGCCGGGAATAATCCCGGCTTATTCTAATTAGAGCGAATTCAGATGTATTCATTTCTTATAAAAAGTCTTATCGTTATTTTCAGCCAGCCCATATTTTCTCATTTTAAATGAATTATCTGATTCTATGGATATTATACGTTTATCTTCTCTCCCATTAATCTCACCACTTTCTGAATAGGAGTAAAACGAAATAATAGCGCCATCATAATCCACATTAACAGAATAATAGCAATTTTCTGCTATTTCTAATAAGTGGTCATTGAAATATGTAACAAGATAAGCCGTCCCATAAACAACAACTCGACCGTCAATTACAGAAACTTTTTCTTGGGCTGATGAGTAGGGGGTAAATGTTATTTCCTCCGTTTCGGTAGTATTAGTCGTAAAACTATACAGAGACCCAATAAATTTACCATTGAGAACCTGTAATATTTCTTTTTCTGCTGGTGATGGTGAATCACCATTTTCTTTATCGTCAGAACAACTGGTAAAGACAAATGGAATTATTAAAATAATTGAAATTAAAAATTTTCTCATAGCTTATTTCAGTTTTACTGCAAATCCAGAAGCAATATACCCATCTACTACTTCACCATATTTGGTTCCTCTAATAATAGGCGTTATATTGAAATTTAGAAGAGCATTTGCACCAAGAGATTTTGCCTCTTTAACTATTTCAGCCACCATATAATCATAGCTCGGTTTAAATACATTTTCTTCTTTCCATTTAGCCTCCTTATTAATATATCCATCTTTTACGCCTATTGTAAATTTAATACTAAGATCACCAACGGATTCATAAGTAAACCCAGAAGAACTTGGGGTGATAGTAAATCCATCAGCAGTATACTCTCTATAATCAGCCAAATAGGTTTTTTGCGAATACTTTTGGATGGCGCAACTGCTCAATACTACACATGCAGATAATAAAAGTAAAATTTTCTTCATATTAATAAAATTTAGTGAGTTAGTAAATCAAATTTACAATTTCAAATTGGAATATCCAAAAAAGCGAGGAGTGATTTTCACCACCCCTCACCTCATGTTTTAATGTTGCCTCTCCTTTATCGCACGTTATGCGCGTATTTGTGCCAAATCGCGGCCTATCTGCCGCAAGGCATCTAATATTTCCTCCGTGCGTTTCTCAGATGGTTTTTTGGTGCCGTAAATATATTTCGACAACAAACTTTTGTGAATACCTATCGTGCGGGCAATCTCCGACACATTCAACTGCGGGAACCGACGGAATACATCCCCTATCACATTATTTGTGTCCGGTTCATCCGTGGCGTAGAAACTCGACAGGTGTATATCTTCGTCGATCTCCTCCCAGCGGATAGCATCCCCAAACTTGTTTATTTTCCACGCCTCGCGCTGGTCGTCGGTAGCTTCTTCGAGCATGGGGAATGCTTCCAAGGGACGCGAATAAATTTCACCCGAATTGGTCGCTACATATATGCGACCGTATTCGAACCATATTTTTACTACCCTTTTCACGCTCCTATATTTAATTCCCTATATTATATAGAAATTCGGGTGCAAAATCTGCACCATTGTACCATTCTATCGTACCGCCAGTTAGTCCGAATTGTATAAAGTTGCGTTTGTCTTTCAGAGGCTCAAACATCACACCTTTCAACAGGGGAAATATATCTACATCTTTGGTTACGCCATTACTGAACCGAAGCCTAAGAATATAATTCCTGACATATTCTACATCTTCTATCGAGAGAATTCCAAAATTATCTTTCATGATTAGTTTATTTTAGTGGTTCTATCTTATTCGGCTGCTCTCCGTTCACCAATTTCTCCCAATTGTTTTTTAACTCCGATTCGTGAAGCGAAAGCCATTCAAATACCATTTTAGCGACACGAATAGGTAAATACCCCTGAATGGCTGGTTGATCAAGCGTTATTATAGCTCTGTAATCACCATATTTAACATGAAAATGCGGAGGATTGTGGTCATCCCAAAACATCAAAATAATGATACCGTAAAATCTACATATTTCGGGCATATTGTTATAGGTTTTATCTACTGCAAATATAAGTCCAAAAATTTAGACCCGCAAATGAAAGTAGAAATATTTTACCGTTTGACAATCGAACAGACAATAGCGATGCTGGACAAATAAAAACCGAGGCAGATACCTCGGCTGTAAAAAATAGATACCTATTATCTATTTTGTTTTGATTTGAAAAATATGAAGACACCAGCAACTGCAGCAATAGATCCCACTGCAATAGATCCTGCAACCGTATCGAATCCCTTATACAAGGCATAAAGTACTGACCCGGAGAGAACCAATACCGATAAGAAAGCAAATGTGATACCTAAATAAGTCGTACGAATGGCATTCTTGGTCATTGCATTTTCTGTATCGTGTCGATGCACCATTTCTTTTTCAGCCATCGTTATAATGCGCTCCGCAGCTCCCGGAACAATCTGATCGTATTTGGCCAACGTTTCGGGGTGCGGAAGAGGCCCTGAATAATGATGCTGCAACTGAACGTGCTGAACGTTGTCAGCAGGACTTATATTTTTCATATGCTCTCCGGATGTCGTTGCCCACATTATACCAATCCTGCGTCATATTCTCAAGGTCAGTTTTTGCCTGACGTTGTTTGCGGCACCTCTCTATCGGATTGGATTCCAACGAAAAGAAATGCAAAACGCTGTCTATAAATATAATCAAAAGGCTTTTCATAATAAACATCTTTTCTATGCAAATATACTTTTTTATTAATAAACTGCAAAAAGCGTACTGTTATTGTATCTGCACTAACGAAGTGGGAGAAATAAAAACCGAGGCATTTGCCTCGGCTCTATTATTCAAAAGAAAGTTTATTTCATCTTTTCTTGCATTTAATTTCAACGCTATCGCCGTCCATCGTCATTGTCATCTCTGCGACATTATCCGATAGACTATGAATATTGTATCGCGCATATTCAGTGTTTTCTATATAACAAATAATCGTCGTTCCTTTAGCCTTATAAGTTCCGCTCCCATTGCCGAAATACCCACTTCCATAATAGGTACCATCTGAATTAAATGTAGCTGATGCATGGAACTGATCGAATATAGACGATGTAATATCCAGCCAGCTACCATCCTTCTGCTTTAGATGGGTAATATCCCACGTTCCGTATATGGCGTCGCCATATTTGAAATTGGGCTCGTCATCATCCGAACATCCTACAAAAGCAACCGAGGCAATAGCCACACACAAGAGTAAAAACTTTTTCATATTTCTAATTGTATTGGTTAGTGCCGCAAAATTATAAAATTCCCCCCCCCGCCAAATTTTGGAAGTAAAATTTACTCCTGATGTAAAAAATAGTGCAAAAGCCCTTGTAATTCAAAAATAATTATATATATTTGTATTGTCTATCATACCACAAGGGCGCGAAAGCGGCCGATTTATTCGGCATTTTTTATGCCCGTACTATAATTTACAGCAGTGATGCCCTGTGCCGTTCTTGTAATGAGGCGGCAGCCTTTGTGGTGATAGACAGCAGGTAGCAACACTGCTGTTTTTTGTTGCATTTAAATTAAATGTCTATCACCAATGAAAAAACAATCGCTTCCGGAAACGGATTATCAAACTCGCTGCATCGAAGCCGAGCGAAAAGCACGAGATTTCGAAAGCGCCTACTTCAAGGCAGAAGAGCGCTACTCCAACCTAATGGACGCCTATATCAAACTACAAGGTTACTATCTTGAATTGCTGGGCGCTGAAAAATCACCCCGCAACAAAATCAAAGAGATCGACCCGTTTATTCTGGTCAAGATGGGCCGCGGGATGAATGTCGCACAATGTAAATAGACCAACAGCTATGAACAATATACAAATCTTCAATAATGAACAGTTCGGGCGTGTACGGATTATTATGTCCGACGAAAACAAGCCGATGTTTCTTGCGAATGATGTAGCGAGATCATTGGGCTATGCAAAACCAGCAAATGCTATATCCACGCATTGTAAGGGTGTCACTGTTTTAGTGACCCCCGTTCAAAACCAATATGGTACACCTGTTATGCAGGATGTAAAATACATCCCCGAATCCGATGTTTACCGCCTTGTCATGCGGTCGAAGCTCCCGCAGGCCGAGCAGTTTCAGGACTGGGTATGCGATGAAGTTCTCCCCGCGATCCGCAAGACTGGCGGATATATGTCAGCCAAAGAGACGGATACGCCCGAAATGATAATGGCACGTGCCGTGCTGGTAGCCAATGACACTATAGCCCGCCAGAAGCAACAGTTGGAGCAGGCACACAAGCAGGTCGCAGCGCTCGCCCCGAAAGCCGAACTAATGGATAAAGTACTGGACACAGACCAGAAGATCGACGTCGGGCAGGCGGCAAAGATTTTGAACCTTCCCTTCGGCCGCAACACGCTCTTTCAACGGCTCCGTGAACGCGGCATATTCTTCTGCAATCGCAATGAGCCTAAGCAAGAGTATATTAACCGTGGTTATTTCGAGTTAAAGGAGAAGTTAATAGATCGCAACAACCACGAATCGTTCACGGTTATAAAAGTCCTCGTGACGCAGAAAGGGTTGGATTTCCTCGCAAGACAATTCGAAGTAGTCCAAACGCCAAAGAAGATGGCACCGATAAAGTAACCCCCGTATACCACTATTTCCACACCACGTTGGGGGCGCCTCGCAGAAATGCGGGGCGTTTTTATTCCCTTCCTTCCAACCTCACTACAAAGTGTAGTTAACTACATCCTAACGGTGTAGTGTAGGAGGGTAAAAAAGTCAGAGAAAAATTTGCATTTTGCTAATACGTGCATTATATTTGCAGCACGAATAAGATATAGACGTACGGGTCTATCCGTATAATGTGTAAATTGAAACATCTGTATAGAGCCCTAAATAGTTATTTTAGGGCTCAATTTTATTTTACGATTAATTTTAAGTCCCAAAACATATGTTCGGGCAGGGAGAAATCCCTGCTTTTTTATTGATATTTTTACTGCTCCTCATTGTTATTAAAATGCACAGACGCACATTTGCATCAGAGGCTTGAGAAATCGTCGAGCCCTTGATGACATAATGGTTATTTATTCTCCGACAGGAACAGAAATATTGGACGCGCCGGTCACCAAAGAGGCTATCATCAAATATGTCCTCATGGGTGACTACTATATCGAACTGCCCTTTAATCTCCTTGAACCAACGACATTTGCTCGTGGTTCCTACATCACATATAAAGGCCGTAAGTTCGAGATAATGTCCACGGTACGCCCTGAGTTCGATAGCAAGACCGGCGGCTATAAATATACTCTCAAATTCGAGGCCCAACAAAACCACATGAAGCGTTTCGTGTGTTTCTGGCTGGGTGGTGATAATCCGGAAGCCGTATTCCACAACACCGCCGACCTCGAATCATTCGCTGCCCTGATCGTCGCCAACATGAACAAGCAGCTCGGAGGCGAAAACTGGCAGGTAGGCACGATCACCGTTGACAATCCTAAAGCTACGAAGCTTGTATCGTTCAATGGCGATAAGTGCTGGGACATCCTCAATACGATTGCCGAAACCTTTGAGACGGAATGGTGGACAGAGGAAAACGGCGACCTCGTATCGTTATGCTTTGGCAAACTGGACTTCGGATCCCCCGAAGAGTTCAGACAGGGGAATGTAGTGAAAAACATTCCCGCAAAGAAAGGGGATGATTCGAGCTACGGCACCCGGTTCTACGTCTTTGGCTCTACTCGCAATCTTACAAGCGACTATGGGCAAGCTCCGCAAGGAGGTGAAACGAATCATGTATCTGAAATTCGGCTTCGCCTGCCGGACGGACAGCGGTATATCGACGCAATACCTGGTCTTTCGGGAAGCGACATTGTGGAGCAGGTCGTGTTCTTCGATGACATATACCCCAAGAATACGGAGACTGTCACCAGCATTGAGACCGTAGACCGGGAGATCATCGAAGGGCAAACGGATAAGGCGTATGTCATGTACTGCAAAGACACGCCGTTCCGGCCTTCGGACATGATTAAAGGCGAAACCCTAGGTGCTACCTTCACGAGCGGCAGTCTTATGGGGCGGGATTTTGAGCTAAGTATAAACTACAAACCAGAGACGTGGAAACCGGAGGATGGATTTGATAAGAAGTTCGAGATCATCGCGCAAGTAGAATCATCCGGTGAAAGCCAACTTATCATCCCCAACGAAAGCCTGCATCCCGAGCCTGGAGATACGTTTGTCATAACAGGCGTAAAACTACCTAAAGAAAGGATCGAGGAGGCTGAAAAGGAGCTCTTGAAGGCCGGGGAATCATATGCCGCGAAACACAGCAGCGACACGGACGTATACGACTGCGAAACTAATCCCGTATACTGCCAAGAAAACAAGAAGAATTACGATGCCGGGCAAGCGGTTCGCCTTGTGGATCCACGCTTCGGAGAAAGCGGCCGATTATCACGCATCCAGGGATACGAAAAAAAACTATATAACGAATATATCGCCACATATACGGTAGGCGACAATACGGCATATTCTCGTATCGGCAACATAGAATCGGAGGTGAAGGCAAACCTGTACGCACAGCGCATAGGCGTTACCGAATCGGGAGCCTCAATCTACCTTATCACCCGCTACGATTCCACTGCCGCCGCAGACTACAATGCCTATTCCGCCAAGCGTGCACTATGGGAATTCGCCAACAAACAGTTCCCGGACACATTCAAAGGTAAAATGACCTTTGACGACGGTGCCCAGTTCGGGGGGTTCGCATCCGGCATGACTGGCTTTGGCGGCATAATCGACAAGAAAGGGAACGCAGAGATGCAGAGCCTGAAACTTCGGGGATTCCTGGAGGTACCGGAACTCCGCTACAACCGTGTCGAAATATCCATGGGCGATACGTGGTATGCTCCAAGTGCCGGGATCATCGAAAGCGTCGACACCGAAGCCCAAACCATCACCCTCAAGCTCGAAGAAGGCGAGATCGGAAGTCCTCGGGTCGGGGATATATGTATGGGCATCTTCCACAATTTGAACACTTCGGAGAATGCAACCGCGGATTATGACGATGGCCGTGGCAACAGGCGCTTTGCCGGGTTCGCTACCTGCTATTTCCGCATCACCGAAGAGCTGGATACTGCAACTTACAAGACATTCAAGTACCAACTACGCCCGGCATCGGGAACTTACCCCACCCAATATCATCCGGCGGCGTCGATGACCTTCGTGGGCTATGGCTCCTTCTCGAATGAGGATCGGCAGACCTCCCGCTACGAAACCCGGACATACCAGCGTTATTTAACGGGAGTTTCCGATTGGGAGTTCACTGCGTCCAATATCGCCGCGCAATATGGCGACCTGTCAAACCTGTCCGTATTCGGGATAAACATGACGGGATATTCGGCATACCTGAACAACATCTACATGTCGGGCGTCATTCATCAGTTCACGCCCGGCGGCGAAGAGGTGCCCACGATCATAGACCGCGGAGTGTGGAGCGCCACGGAAACATACAACCGCAACGACGACGTATATTGGAACAACGGACATTGGCGCTGTCTGGTCGACGGCACCAAGACCGAGCCCGGCAAGGATGCCGAGGAGTGGGTATACTTAGGCGGATACGGGATGCTCGAAACGGTCAGCATATTCAAAAAATCGGAGAGCGAACCGGCGAAACCTACGGAGCTTAAAATACCGCCCGAAGGTTGGACTACGGAGACGCTCCCGATGTCAGATCAACGTCCTACATGGATGTGTACCGGCACCGTTGTCGACGGAGAGGTTAAATCATGGTCTGATCCTCAGCGTATATCCGGCGAACACGGCACGGATGGCAAGGACGGCAAGGATTACGAGTGGATCTTCGCACGTACATCGGAATACAAAGCCCCTGCACAGCCACCCACCGCGCAGCAGGACGATTACATTCCCTCGTCCTCCGAAACCTCGGACGGGCAGGTGTGGACGGACGATGCCGTCGGGCCCGATAACGACAACCCTTATGAGTGGGCAAGCAAGCGTGTGAAAGTAAATGACACGTGGGGCGAGTTCACACACCCTGCGCTTTGGGCAAAATTTTCGTTCGACGGAGCGCCGGGTGTCGACGGAACCGATGTAGAATGGATATTCAAACGCACAAGTTCCAACACGGCCCCGAATACGCCGTCTGGCAGCGACGAAGACGGATATGTACCGAGCGGTTGGACGAACAACCCCACGGGCCCGAATTCCGAGCGCCCCTACGAATGGACTTGCGTACGCTATAAGACAGGCGGACACTGGAGCGGATATTCAGCAGCGTCCTTATGGGCGAAGTGGTCATTCGACGGCGCGGATGGTGTGGATGGTGAAGGTGTAGAATACATATTCACGCGTACGGAAACCGAGGATCCGGGCACCGTTCCGGATGTTCCCGATGTTGCGGAATACGATAATCCCCCGGCTCCATGGACGGATGACCCTACGGGAGTAGACGCCACATATCGCTACGAATGGGTGTCGAAGCGCAACAAGGTGGAAGGTGTTTGGGGCGCATTTTCCTCGCCCTCGATTTGGGCGCGGTATTCTTACGACGGGCAACCGGGGAACTGGACATCCTATGTATTTAAAAATAGCGATACGGAGCCAGCAAAGCCTACTTCCTACGACCCCATTCCGTCCGGATGGAGTGACGCGCCCACTGGTGTCGGTATATGGTGGATGTCCAAGGCTACGATAGACGCATCGACCGGAAAGGCCGGGGCGTGGTCGACGCCTATCCGCGTAACGGGCGAGGATGGGGAGCCGGGGCCGCATACTGACTTCAAATACGCCAAGAATAACAGCACCACCACGGCGCCGGCGCTGGTCAAAACGGATCGCACCCCCGCAGGTTGGAGCGACACCCCGCCGTCGCTCTCTTCGGGTGAATATCTGTGGATGACCCAGGCAGAAATAGACGCCGACGACAATCTGTTGCACCCGACGGTAGGCTGGGCAACTCCGGTACGCATATCGGGAGAGCAGGGCCCTAAAGGTGATGACGGCGCCCCCGGCGAAGACGGTGCCCCCGGCAAGGATGGCTTGCAGGGCTGCATAACCCGCCTAACGGAATGGGCATCGGGAGTGGAATACCGCAATGACCTCGACCTCGTTTCCAATGGCCCCAGATACATAGACGTAGTTACGATCTATGCGAACAATAAGCAGCTGAAATTCCAGTGCAGCCAGACGCACACTTCGTCCGCTTCCAACAAGCCGGCGGCGGGATCCGCGTCGGCATATTGGCAACAACTCAACGACATGGTGCCGATATATACGCCCCTGTTGTTCGCAGAGAATGCCGTCATCAACTTCCTCCAAGGTATGGAGTTCGTGGTGCACAACTCCAAGACGGACATTTCCGAGAATACCATCATCGCAGGGCTCGTGGGCGGCGATATTCCCCTGTTCGTCGGGAGCAACACGCCGTCGAATGCGCCGTTCAGGGTTGCTAAGGACGGGGCATTCGTGGCCACCAAAGCCGATATTACAGGGACTATCAACGCATCGAGCGGAACAATAGGCGGATTTAAAATTGACGAATCATCATTAACAGCCACAGACAGCTTCGGTGAGATGCTTCTATCTTCCAATCTGATTAGGTTTACCAACGATAATACCAAGCTTTATCTTGGAGGCAACACCTGGCCGGGATCAACGGGTGGTGCCCTATATGGGCCTATAAGAGCAGAAGTAAGCCGCAGCGCAGCCGGCGGCACGGCAGGCAATGTCGGAGTGTATATAAATGTCACCGGAGCAGCATTATCGGATGGAACCACTACCGCTGCACGTCAGTCCGGAAACCATGCCTTATATATCCCAGAGGGGTTCATAACGGGTTTCAGGCTGAGGAATGTGCGAACCTCTTCCAATAGAACCCTGACCGACATGGACAGCGTGGTGTTCAGTACGGCTACGAGCGAGATTAGGCTGACTTTACCGTCTTCACCAAAACAAGGGCAGATTTATTTCATCCGAAAGGTCGGCAGCGGCAATGTCAAGTTGACGCGCGGGAATACCCAGCACAGGATATGCACCAATTCCAACTCTCAAAACAACACTGAAATTACCTTGGATTGGGGTAAGCTGTGGATCATATTGTGGGATCATATGAACAGTATGTGGACGGCCAACTGGTGCCAATATTAACACAAAAACAGGATATATGAAAACATTGAATTTAAAAGAGTTCAAACTGTTCACCGACATTTCCCGCGCCGGGCATATTGTCGTCGATGCAAGGAAAGAGTTTGCCAACGCCATATACATGGGCATGAACGGCATCGTAGCGCATGACCTGGCATTCCGCATCCTCCACAGCGAAGGCGGCATCGAAGTTTCCGACGAGGAGGAATTGATTATCGTTGATACCGCAAAGATGTGCAAGGCGGTATTCTATGACAGTATAATGTCCGCCCTCAAGAAAGAATAAACACTCGAAAGGAATATGAAACGCATCCGGATAGGCAAGGACATAGAGATACATTGGCCGATACTCACCAATGGGCAGCAGGTAGCACTCGAAGGGCGCGACCTGAGACTCTTCGTCCATTTGCCTTCGCATATGGACATTCCCGTCGATTTCACCACCGAAGGCAACACCGCGATTTTCACCATCAGCGGAGCAATGCAAAAATCCATCGGGGTGTACCGTCTCACCATGTGGGAGAATTTGCAGAAGAGAGGGCAAACGGCGGTCGACTACTGCAAGGCCTTCGAATTGGTTCCTACGACACTTTTGGAAGGTGGCGAAGACGAAAGCAACCTTACAACGGAAACTGTCAACCTTGAGGCGTCAAGCCTTGTTATCGGATTGCCCGGCGAGAGTGCTTACGAGGCATTCAAGAAATACAACCCGAATTCCGAACTTACGGAGGAAGAATATGCCGAAGCCCCTGTCGACGCTGCAAACGCCGCGAACGAGGCGGCAAAAGCGGCAAATGACGCTGTAAATAAGGTCGGGAATATTGACAAACTCCTTGCCGAAAAGGTCGACAAGGAAGAAGGGAAAGGGCTGTCGACGAACGACTACACCGACCAGGAGAAGGAGAAGCTGGCCGGGCTCTCCAACTACGACGACACGGAGATAAGGAAGGAGTTGTCCGACAAGGTGTCCAAAAAGGAGCTGACGGAGGCTGCGGCGGGCGCACTGGCTGAAGCAAAGTCGTACACGGACACCAAGACAACAGAACTATGGAATAATGTCAGCGATGTGTTTGACGCCACGTCCGAGGAGCTCAACAGCAACATATCCGGCGGGGATGCGCAGACACTGACCGAGGCCAAAAACTATACGGACAAGGCGATCTCAGAAATTCCCACCCCGGACGTCAGCGGCCAGATCGAGCGGCACAACACCTCCCCCACGGCGCATCCCGACATCCGGGAGCTGCTCAACACCTGCGTAGGACTGCCGGAGTTCAACGACAAAACCTACGAGCTGACCTTCACGACAAAGGGCGGTGCCAAGTTCATCATCGACCTGCCTATCGAGATGATGGGGCTGCATTACAACGAGGATACCCAATCTATCGAGTTCGTAAATGCCGACGGCTCCATATCCTCCATCCCGGTTTCTGACTTCGTGAAAGTATATGTCGGCTCTATCGGTTCCGAGATACAGGTTACGGTCGAAGGCTCCGAAATCCGCGCCTCCCTGCTCAACAACACCGTATCCTGGGACAAGTTGACACTTGCATTGCAGGAGATGATTCAGGGCAAGGCCGACCGCACGGAGCTTCCCACGAAACTGTCCGACCTGGAAAATGATTCCGGATATGTGACTTCGGAAGAATTGAATGCTGAATTAGGCTACAAAGACCACGTAGCCTACATCCTCAAGGACTTTACGAAGAGCTATTATAACAATACGGGCTCGGACATCACGGATCGGAGCATGGTCGTTACGCCTACGCAGTCAGGCGTTACGTCGAACTTCTCCCTGACCAGCCGCATCCCGGTCGCAGCTTCGGACTTTATTTTCGTGCGCATGAAGCTGCGCGTGGACAAAGAGTGCTCTTTGCGGATCATTACCTATTCGGACAATCTCGACCAGCGGGGCCGCTGGTTCGTCCTCAAGGCAGACCGCACCTACGAAATCTACTACCGCGGCAAGGCGGCGTCGGTAGCGGGACGGCTGAATGTGGGCACCAGCATATCCGCAGCCACCAATATCGGCCAGAAGGTCACCATCGAGGATTTGATCGTCACGCTCAATAACTATGACGCATGGTGCGATGCCGAGAGCCGGGCCACGCTGAAAAACTTCGACACGGACTCCTTCACCGTGGACGAGGGCGGGACGGGGCATTTCTTCTCGGTCGCGCAGGCGTGCGACTTCGCAAGGGACGCCTTCGATGTCGTGAACAACGCGGTTACGGTGTTTATCCGCAACGGCCTTTACGATCACGAGGCTCCGAAGAATGTGGCGATGGGTTACCCGTATGCGATCATCAACAAGGGGGCGAACCGCATATCGCTTATCGGCGAGAGCCGCGACGGCGTCATCGTCTCGTATGAGAACAACTCCGTGAACCGCGCCAAGATCATCGAGGCGGGCGGCGAATGCACCGTCGCCAACATGACCGTCAACTGCCTGAACGACGAGAGTTATACGGACACCAGCGTCGGCGGTCACCAAGCCTGCTACTGCGTACATGTCGATTCGACATTTGCCGCCACCGAGCGATATTTCACGACGATTCGGAACTGCAAACTCTTCAGTACGTGCCATTCACCCGTCGGCGCAGGCCTTGCCGACAACCAGACCATTCGGTTAGACGGCTGCGAGTGCGTCAGCGACACGCACGTAGGCACTTCGACGGGCGCGGTCACCATCCACGCAAGCACCGATGCTGCGGCGAAAAATATGACCGTCGAGATCATCGGCTGCCGCCTGCTGTCGCTCGACGGAACCAAAGCGCTCTACATGCCCGATGTGGAGGGCGGTGCTCCCTTCACGCAGGTCGACGTTACGCTGCTGGGCAACACCTACTACACGACGGGGCCGGAGATCACCGATGCCGACTTCTTGTCCAGGCACAAGCTCACGCCGTGGTCGGATGCTTCGTTCAGCGAAATTTCGGTTATCGCGCACTCGGACTGCACGCTCGAAGCGCGCGTGACGCACCTCGAAGGGCTGCTCGTGGGAGTGCTCTCGGGCAAAGTGCTGATCCCGGAGTTGCAGGTGAAGAAGCTGGGCGTGTGGGGCGACAACAACCTGGTCGTCACGGGCGAGGGCGCGCCGGCGAAAGCCCCCGACCGCGCGGGGCAGTTCTATGTCGATACGAAGAACAACGCGGTCTACCACTCCGTGGGCAACGGCGCGGTGTCGGACTGGAAGAACGCTTAAACTACATACAACATGTCACAAGTCAACAAATACGCCGACAAGGCGGGTTACACGGCCGACAAGAACCGCAAGGACACGCAGTCGGCGGTGTCATACATCGAGAATGACGGATCGCTCGTCTACGACGGCGTGAACGTCGTGGTGGACAAGCCGGCTGCCGGGGTTGGTGATCTCGTCGTCTTTGACAAGACGGATAGTACGTTGAAATTTATCAAAGGCGATACGCTGGTTACAGAAAAGATACCTCCCCAACTGATTCCCGTGGCCGTGGTCTATGCCCGGCAGGGCGAGCGGGTGCTGATCGTATCGCTCGAAAATGCAACGGTCGGCAGCCAGCGATGGGCATATTCTTATGAGGTTGCATTGTCGGGCTTCGACCTTGCGGCGGGAGGCTCCGCTGTCCTGTTGTTCGGCGTGGGCATTTATGAGATAGAACTACCGATAACGTATGCCGAAGGGGCATCACTGGCAGATATTGCGGCGCAAATCAACGCCGATGCAACGGTTAAATCCAAATACGGCTGGACTGCCTCCGTAGATGAAGCGACCGCACGAATCATCGTATCGTCAAACACATGGAGCCCCGAACTTGCGACTATCAAAGTCGTAAGCGGTTGTCAAATCACAAGACCACCGGAGGACGTGAATTATCAAACGACGTTGACGGGGGTGTTGATCGAGGGGGCGACTGATCCCGTCCGCCATAAGAACGGGGTTGATGCGTCGTTAGCAGGTTGTAATCCCGAAGAATTCCTGCGATACTATTCCGCCAACGGAAGCGAGAAAACCGGACAGCAACCGGGCAGCAGCGAGATTATCCGCGAAAGTGCCTTTACCGAAGAAGCCAATCCGGCATTGGTCACCGCCTATCCGACCTACCGGGATTATCTGTTCGGAGAACATTTGCTGCAATACCCCGCTGCTTATGGTGCGCTGCTGCGCGACGGCAAGACCAACACGCACCTGATCGGGCGGCTTACCTTCGAGGACATTTATGGTAAGACACAGTACCGCTACCCGGCCGCTGCGGCTGCCCTCGACTACGGCATCATGGTCGAGGGCGCAACTACCGGACTGGAAGCGGGCGCATGGTGGCTGCCATCCGTCGACGAAATCTACCTGCTCATGCACGACCGCGTGCTGACGGCTGCCGACGTGGAAAAAGACCCCGTAAACCGCACGCTGTCGCGCCTCGGTAAGGCGACCTGTTACGGGTCTAACACTACTTTTCGAACGTCATGCGAGCACAATTACGCCCTCGCGTTCGTCTACAATGGCTACACGGGCAACTTGAACGGCAACTACAAGTATGGCGCCTACTTCGTGCGTACGGTCAGTGCTTTATAACCACCTGAACCATGGAAACACAACAGCAAATCAACATCCTCGAATCGCGGCAGCTGGAGCTGCGGGCGATTATGGCCCAGTCCGACGACCGGGCAGTCAAATGCTTTAAGAACGGCATATCGTTCAAGGAGACCTACCCGGAAGACTGCGCCCGGTATGAGACGGCCAGCGCAGAGTACAACAAGAACGAACAGACGCTTGCCCGGCTCAAAGCCAAGCGGGCCGAAGAGCGGGCCGCGGAAGAAGAACAGAGACTTAAAAACAGAGAATAAGGCAATTTTATCATGGACAAATTTCGGGAACTCTTTGGCTGTATCTTCGCCTCGATATTCGGCACAATCGCCCCGATACACGACATACTCATCGCCTGCATGCTGGTATTTGCCATTAATTTCGTGGCCGGAGTATCGGCGGGCGTATTTAAGCAACATGAAGGATTCGCCTTCAAAAAGGCTTTCAACTGCATTTTAGAAGGTATGGTTATATCCGGTCTCATCGCCTTTGTACTGATTATCGGAGATATGATCGATAACCACGAAGGAGCGATGTCAGCAATATCTATCATCGTATATGCTCTTATTTACTTTTACGGAGTCAATACACTGAAGAACCTGACGCGGATTTTCCCAAAGAGCAAGTTGTTCGACTTCCTGTATTATGTCCTGTCCTTCGAGGTTATTAAAAACCTCCCATATCTGGAGAATTATCGAAACCATAAAAATACAAAGCAATGAGCAGAGGATTACGCAATAACAATCCCGGTAATATCAGACTGTCCAAAATCAAATATTTGGGGGAAATTCCATCCACGGATAGCGCCTTCAAACAATTCAAGACAATGGCATGGGGGTACCGCGCCATGTTCGTATTACTCCACACCTACCAGCTGAAGCACGGATGCAATACGCTGCGTGATATGATAAGTCGCTACGCACCGCCCATTGAGAATCATACGGATAACTACATTAAAGCCGTAGCAGACTCTTCAGGAGTCTGGCCCGACGTAAAGATTACAACAACCAATAAGGATATCATGGTCCCGGTGGTAGCCGCAATGTCGCGCGTGGAAAACGGAGTCGCTGCTGTTATAGACGATGTCAATAAAGGTTGGGAACTATTTCAACAACACAAGCCATGAAGTGTGTTATCGTAACATTCGCTTGTATACTGGCAGGATGCTGTCCATGCAAGCATTTAGCAACAAGCACAAAGGATAGCATCAGCATCGAAACACGCATCCATAAAATATACATCAAGGATACGCTTCGATTTCAGATACCTCCATACAGCAAGCGCCAAGTAGTCAGAGATACTTCAAGTCATCTGGAGACGCCCTTAGCTGTTTCGGATGCATGGATAAACAACGACGGTTCGCTGGGCCACTCGCTGGAGAACAAGCCGCAGGATATTCCGGTGCCGTTTGAAAAAGAAGTGATTTATCGGGACAGCATTGTCTATAAAGACAGGACCGATACAAAAATTGTCGAAGTGGAACGCCGACTGACATGGTGGCAGCAGACAAAGATGCGCGGCTTTTGGGTCCTCCTTGGCGTCGTTGTATTCGTATTCCGTAAAAATATATTGACGATGGCGCGCCGGTTCATATGATGTAGAGCCTTGAGGGACGGGCATAAAAAAGTCCCCGACATTATAGCATACACCCCTGTATACATAAGTGTTTCCACCCCAATGCCGAGGACTATTCCTTCGTTTGGGGTGGAACTTTTTATACAGGGGTATAACAAATATACAATAATTATCGGGGAAACGTATGCGTAAATCAGAGCTTTTTGCAGAAATACTCGAATGCGTTGCATTTGAGACCGAAATAACCAAAGAACAAATCCTTTTCGAAGGATAAATATCAAGATGTGGTTGATGCCCGCTATATGTTGGTGCACTTCTGCCATGAGAAAGGGATGTATATTACAGACATAGCGCGCATGATGCGCTTCTCTCGTCGAGCCGTCGAAAAAATGATCTCGAAATTCGACGAGCGGAAGCGGTACAGTCATCCCATATTCGAAATTCAGTGCGAACTAATTGCGAAAAGACTGCCTACGATCTCCGTCCCATCTAATTGATATGCCTGCCGCCTTCGGCCACCTTTGCATTGTTGCAACAGGTGAACGCCCGGCCTTAACGGGGGCGGCAATCATTCAATAATCTTTTAAAATGGGTTCGGATAAAACTTATATTTTCGATGGAGGCGGCACGGGTGGCGGCCTTGACATCGCAGCTCTCGTCTCGTCCATGATGAGCAACAAGGGCATGGACCCCAACCTCGTAGCGGCACTCATGAACGGTAACAACAACCGCGGTTCGTGGGGCGGCGACGGGTGCTGGTGGATCTGGATCATCCTGCTCTTCTTCTGCTGGGGCGGTAACGGCTTCGGATTCGGAGGCAACGGCGCGAACGGTCTGCCTGCGCAGCTCAACGGTGACGCCGGACGTGAACTTCTCATGAACGCAATTCAAGGAAACGGCACGGCGATCACTCAGCTGGCATCGTCGCTCAACTGCTCGACGCAGCAGATTCAGTCTACGCTGTGCAACATCCAAAGCACGCTGGGGATGTCGAGCCAGCAAATCATCAATGCCGTGCAGTCTATGGGTTGTCAGATCGGCAATCAAATCGCCGCGTGTTGCTGTGATATGAAGCAGGCCATTAATGGCGTCAATGTGGGCATGGAGCGCGGATTCAGTAGCGTTGCCTATGAAACACAACGTCAGACCTGTGATTTACAAAACACAATTCGCGAAACTTCTCAAAGCGGGACTACAGCGATAATTTCCAAACTGGATCAAATGCAGGCAGCTGCATTGCAGGATAAAATTGATGCCCTGCGCGAGAAGAACAGCACTCTGACTACGCAGCTCAACCTCGAACACCAAAACGCCTACATGGCCGGTGTTGTAGGACAGGCTGTAGCCCCCGTGAACGCCGCTGTAGCGGCTTTGCAGAATGACGTGAATAACATCAAGTGCAAGCTGCCCGAAACGGCTACTGTGCCCTATTCGCCTATTGTCGGTGTGCCTACGTGTATTGCCGCACAATATGGTCTCGGATATGGTGCAGGGTTTGGCTTTGGGGGGAACGGCGGATTTTGGGGATAATGCTATTATTCGCCGATAGGTGAAATGTTCTTTGACTTACTGATAAGGGGCTTCCCAATCCGAAAGCCAGCGCCAATGAAATCCTTTCAATGTGCGAGTTGGCTTTCGAATACATTCATATATTCCTCCGATGTGAAATCCGTGTAACTGATGGGCTTCGGATGCTGTTTTATATTTTGCAACCAATATTCCATTTTTAATTTGAACAATTGGCTTTCTGTTTCTCTTGTTGGGTATTCTTCGTGCTTTTGCTGCACACTCTCTTGTGACAGGGTTAAGCATGTTCATTGAACGAGTGCACCAACGAAGATTATGTGCCACATTGTTCGTGCGGTTCCCATCTATATGGTCTACATATGCATAGTTATTAGGATTGGGGATGAACGCTTTAGCAACAAGCCTATGGACTAATTCAGTCTTATCGACTCCGTGTAGGGATGTAAGTCTAACTCTCAAATATCCTCCCCTATTTGGGCGAGGAGTTAATATGCGAGGTTTAGTCATCCAACTATTGTTATTACCTCCGCTCACGCGATGGGATAGCGATGAAACTCTACCGTAATCAGATACCGCGAAATAGCCGAGCGTACCATCAATAATACGCCATTCTTCTCCTTCGAGAGCAATTCTCTCTATAAATTCCCGATTTGTCATTGCCAAACAATTTAGTGGTGCCAAACGAGAAAAAGAGGGAAGGACGTTTGGCAAGCCCTTATCAGTTGGTCATGACTCCAACCTATCCCGATGTAAAATTAGTTATAATAACTTAAATTACAAAAATATGGCAGTATTCCCATTTCAGTATGTTAACCGCAGGGGCATACCGGTACTAAAAACTACGGGCGTGACAGTGGAGACCACGGGTGTTGTGTTTTCCTTTCCCAACCACGCATTTGCAAATTCGTGGTACCGAGGACTCGTGCTGGTTGAGTTGGTACAGGAAGTCCCTGCCGGCACAACGGGAACGCTTCCCGTGCTGTTTGAAACCAACGGGCAAAATAAGAATCTGACGACGTACAACGGAGCAAATGTCACAGTATCGGATATTCCGGGTTCAGGGGTATACCAGATATGGTATGACAAGCAGACCGATACTTTGCAATTGATGACCGGTGCCGTCTGAATTAAAAAAACAATTAACAGAAAGAACGGGAGAAGGTAACTCCTTCTCCCTGACTTTCACAAATCATTAACCAAGATGTTTCAGAACTTGAAAAAAGGCTCCTTAGTCTACGTCTTCGACAATCGCGAGCAGCCAAAGTTTTATACAGCGAATGTAAAAGATGTGTCGGCCCCGTACATTCCGCCCCAGAAACCGGGGCAGTTCTCGCCGATGCAGCAGTTCATCAATATCTCGATAGAGGGCAACGAGCCGTGGGGCGTCCCCATGCTGGCGGACATCGTTTCGAAAGACGGACTCACCGTAGCGACAACACGCGACGGGCTGAAGCCTACAATTATGGAGGCGCAGCAGATGAGCCGAGACATCGTAGAATCCTACGAAAAGCACAAAGCCAATCTGGAGATTTACGACTCGATCCTGATGCAGCTCGACCCCGAAGCTGCGCGCACGAAAGAACTTGAGTCCGAAAATCGGGAATTACGCAGGATGATAGCTGATATGAACGAGCGCATAAGCAAAATACCGACGGCGGAAGAACTGAGGAGCCTTGTCAAGACTGAAGCACCTGCAAAAACTAAGTAACTATGGGTTGGAGAATCATAGGTGAAGGCCGTGGCGGCTTCGGCGGCCACGAAGAGGAGATGGAGCGAGAGCTCCGACGCGCCTACGAAGAAGGCTTTGAAGAAGGCCGGCGTGAAGGCCGTGGCGGATACGGTGAGCGTGGCGGCTACGGACAAGGTGGCGGCTACGGCGAACGTGGCGAGTATGACCGCGGCGGGTATGAGTATGACGACGCCTACGGCGAACGCCGTGGCGTAAGGGGTACAGGCCCCTATTCGCGGTATCGCAGGCGGTAAACCGGAGGGAGGGGGCCGCAGTGCCCTCTCCTATTTTAAATCGAAAAATATGGACAGGTTAGATACACATGAAAACTTCCCGGCAGGGTTCCGGGAATATCTCGAAAATTACGGTTGGCACTTTTCAAAGAAGATGTGCGAATTCGCCGTTTCCCGCATGAAGGACAGGAACGGCAAGAAGATCGAGCCCTATTCTAAGGATAAGGTGGATGCGCTGCTCAAGCAGTACGGCATCGAACTCAAAAAGGACAAGGGCTATGATTGCGTGTACGTCTGCAACATGGCATTGGCGGACTATTTCGGGTCGTCGATACCCAATCCACAATACCTGGCGATGTTCATACGTGACTATATCGACGATGAAGACGGATACGACGGCTTGCCATTTACACGTTACTATGCCGATACCATCGGCTCGGGAACACCCATCCTGTGGGAAGAGATGATGTAGCCATGGAAGAATATCCCCAGATCAGCGAATTCACAAACGACAACGACGAAATCGATGAAAAATATCGCAACGCTCGTCCGTAACCTGCCTGCCGACAAGTACCAGGAACTAGCCGGGGCGGTGAACGACGTATTCGAGAACAAGCGCTTCAACCGGGCACAACGCAGAAGGCTGGCGCGAAACTGGCGCAAGTACGGAAAAAGGGAGGAAAAATGAAGATTCGGGACTTGAGTATTCACAAGTATGGTTGGACGTTGCGCATATATTATGCCGTGACGTGCTACTATACGGGCGAAATACTCAAGTCCCTTACCGACATCGGATGCCCCGATACGGTTCTTCATCGCGTACAGGGGAATATGGAAAAGTGTGAAATGGATACGGGATTCACCTACTCCAACAAGGAGCATCGGCAAAGTGTCATCGTAATAGGGATGCACTCCTCGCCGTGGGAATTTCTCAACAGCTTTGAGCACGAACTGCGGCACCTCGTAGACGATATAGCCCTTACTCTCGGCCTGCCGATGGCCGGGGAAGAGGTAGCATACCTTACTGGCGAAATAAACCAGGCGCTATGGGAAGATGTGCACCAATTCACCTGTTGTAAATGTAATGGACATGGAAAAAGATGA